GTGGAATGTCTATTTTAAGAGGTTTAGGAAGATTAAACCATTTAAAACGATCAATTAATGCTGTATAGAAAGACAGACGTAACATGGGACATAGGCTTTTGCCCGAATGCTCCCAGTTTCAATTTTTATTTCAAATTCCAAGCAGTTGGACAATTGAAACTTGCTTTTTGAACGGAATTGCATGGCATGAAATTATCAGGTTGTTCATTAGGCAAAGACAATTCCGCCCATGGTTGAGGAACTTCAGGAGCATAATTATCTTTGGCTTCCAACCTTGAATTTCTTGCTTTATCCCAAAAGATAGGTTGTTGAGGATCAACATTTAAATCATAGAATCTGTTAATGGAAATTCCTCGATAGTTAGCAGGAGGATAAGATAGTCTAGATTCCTCAGGATTCAATAAATTAGAACAGATACTAGAATCAACTTGTTTAAATGCAGTTGGGTTAATAGGATTGATCATGTTTCTGGCACATTTAGAAGTTTTTACATTTAGGTTTTTGAAGATAGAATCAATTTCTACGAGATCTTGAGCATCAGCATAGCCTGTTTTTTGATAGGTGCTTACACCATGACCCATATAGCCTGATCTAGCACCACCCGTGCTAAGACATCTATCACAGTTATATACATAGTTTGTATTTACTCTATATTTGAGAGGATCAGTTGATGCTTGTAATTTATCGGGATAAGCACACTCATCATATGGTAATCTACTTGAATATCCAATGTTCATCTATAGTATATAAAACGAAAAATTTTTATTTTAGCGTTATATTAATATTGAAGCTTTGCTTTCAATATTAATTAAAGCTCGTTTATAAAGCTTCGCTTTACAAACGAGCGTATTTATTAGTCATTTCAATTGCCTTCTTTTTATATTGGGCATAATTTGCTTTAAATTCGGCACCAACTTCAGGAGATAATGGATCGTCAGGATTTGGATTTGCCAACAGAGAAGAAATAGATAATAATACTTTGTGTAATGAAAATGCAGGAGACCATTCTTTTTTAAGAATATCTAAACAAATACTTTCACCATTGATATTAGGATGATAAATTTGTGTTCTAAATCGTATAGTTGGTGGTCTAAATGGATAATCTGAAGGGATTTCCATAGTTAATTTAAATAATCCTCCTTGATAAGGACTATCAATTGGACCTTTTAATATAACATCAAATAAACTTGCATTTGATATTTCATCAGGAATTTTATGAATAGCATCTGGTTTACTCTCTTCAAGACATAAATCAGATATATCGTTCTTTAATCTTGGGGATATGTATCTTGCCATTGAATTTTATTATTTATTTGGACTATATATAGGTTGTATTGAGAAAATCAATTTTTTTGTTTCGTACAAATAAAAACTTTAACAAATGCATTATTGTGCTTTTGAGAGAAGTTTTTCAAATATAGTGGTGGCTAATTCTTGATATGGTTTGACGAAATTTGGAGCGAATTTTGGGAGATCGGTTAGATCTTTTGGATGTGATAGTATCATAGAAAGAAGATTATTAATATCCCAAAATTCTTTAATTGCTTTTTCTTTTAAAATTGTATCAATTTCATCTTGAAATGCACTAAATAATTCATGAACTGAGTTTTCATCATTAATAGGTTTATCTGTAATAAGAATACTTATTCCGACAACTATCAATTCAATCAATGATATATTTACATAATAAAATAATATTTTTTCCATAAAATCAAAATAATAAAAAAATTGTTTTTTAATCTCATGCTTATTATATAATTTATGATCTTCTAAATATTCATTACTAATTTTATCGATTAATTCGGTGAAGTATGTGAAATCATCAAAAGTTTTGTGAATTGGTTTTATAAAATCAATAATACGAGTTAATATAGGATCTTTATATTTGATACTTGATAGAAATTGGTCAGCTTTATGTCGGAGTATATTGTTATACCAATCTATAAAAAATAATGATTTTTCAACATCTATTTTATGTTTCGTAATGATTTTAGCTATTGTATGTTTTGGTTTGCCTTTGTTAGTGACTTCGAAATTAAATTTTTGTAGATAGCGAGGACAAATACTATCCAGAAAATTAATAGCATGATCTATTAACATTTTTTTGAATTTGAGTTTTGTTGAAATATCCATTTTAACAGGTTCTAAATTTCCAAAAACAGTAGTATTTTTTTCAATAGAAGTTTTTTCAAATTCACTGCGAACGTCGGTATGTAATTTTGCAAATTTGTTCATAAAAATTTTAACTTCCTTGGATTTTTTGATATTGTTACTCACGGAATCTATTTGATTGTCTAATTCTTGCATTTGATTTTCTAAGTCTTTAATTCTAGTGGATATCATATTTGATAAGGTATCGAGTTTTTCTAAAGTAGATGTATCTTTGATATATTCGAGTTTGAAACGAGTATAGTTTATTTTTTGTATAAATATATATAATGTCATATTATATTTATTAATATTAGCCATATAATAATTTATTAATGCATCGAGATATATTGCTAAATCAAATTTATCTTTCATTTTTGATACCTCAATTTTAAATTGTTCATTATCTGATATAAATGTATCAATATTCTTTTTATACCTATTTAGATTATTGAATGAGTTAAAATTTTTATCATGCATGGTTATTTCATATACCATACGATATCCAATATTTAAATTTTTTTTATCTTCGTCGGTAAAATTCATTTTTTCCAATAATTCATCTATAAATTTTATGAATTCTTCATTCGAAGGACGTCCAGAAAGTTTACTCAAAGTTGATGTCAATTTGTCTATTACTTTTTCGTAATCATTCAAATCTATTTTACCATGACCGAGTTGTAAATCTAATTCTGTGTTGACTTCATTGAGACTTCCACCGTTGTGTAGTATGTCTAGAATTTTTTGAGTATTGATGTTATGAGTTTTTAATTGGTTAGTATATATATCAATTTTGTTGTGATATATATCTTTTGAATTTAAGTTGGATTTCATAACATATTTTGTTAATTTATACGCGATATCATATATCGAATTCATTATATTATATTATATGTTATCAAAAAATAAAATATGATTATAATAATCATACTTTAAAAAACACGATAATCTTAGAACTTTTACTTAGTTCGATAAACATAGTTCTTGCAGAAAGGATCAGTATCTAAAGTATATCCTGGTCCACACATCTTGCCAATGTTATTGCGAACAATTGGGCATGCTTCTTGTGGCATAACAATTGGATTTGATTTATCGAAAGTGCTAGTGCAGAATCCGCTTTGTTTATTGCATGTTGGAGAATATTGCAAAGAGGGGCATCGAGAAGCACGACGAGAAATGCCTTTCAATTCTGTTTCAACATCTACTATTTCACCATCAAAAGGATGCCAGTAATTTTTCTCGTTATATACACATTTATCACAGTTTTCATATTTACCCATATACATTCTATAATTCAATGGACTTACTGATTGCTTAAGATCTGTTGCATATGCACATGATTGATATTTAAGATTAGTCAACGCACCTGAATCGCCTGAATTCATATTTCTTATATTATATCTCGAGATATAATTAATTTATCGGTCAAATATATAATGGATTATCAAGAAGATATAAAAAAAGTATCTGTAAATTTTATATGGATTGTGCTTGTTATAGTAGTAGGATTAGTTGTAATATATAGTGTATTTGTATACTTTACAGGCAAGAATGAATATTTATCGTCTATACTATCGTCTGAATCAGTAAATATTCCAGGAGATTTAAATATATCTGGATCACAAACAAGTTCTATTACAACTAATATGCCTGATTTAATGAGTTCTCAAACAAATACGCTTGACATATTAGGCTCAGATGTTAGGCAAAGCCTAACATCCGAACATAATACTATTTCTTCGGAAGCTCCCACTATATTTTCACAAACTATCTCATCAAACTTGCCTAATCAAACTATAACAGTTTCAAATTTACCGCAAACTAAACAAATTTATGATAAATATGATTCTATCGTATTACCATCTAGTTTATCAAATCCCTACATTGGAAGAGATTATGTATGTTATAGACAAATGATAGGTAATCAACAATTTGTTTCGAATAGACCTCATTGTATGGCGTGTCAAGTTGATAAAAGAATCAATTCTCAAAAATATGCAGGAACTAATACTAATATAATTTCAACTTGTTCTTATACAGATGACAGTTTAGTCAATCCAACTGATCCATCTATTTGGACTAAAAGTAAATGTATGATTGCATGTAGTGAAATGCAGGATCAAAGTTAAAAGTTGAAAATAAATCATCAATATATATTTATTTCATTATAAGTATATATGAGTAAACATGCATTAGGACAATTTATGACCACTAATTATGAATATATTTTACAAAATATGCATATTCCAAATGAAGTAGATACTATTATTGAGCCATTTGTTGGCAATGGAGATTTATTGAAATTCATCAAAAACAAGAAAAAGTATAAAATTGAGAAATATGACATCGATAAGAAGTATAAAAAAATATGTATTATGCGTGATACACTTGATGATCCGCCAGATTATTCCGATAAATTCATTATTACAAATCCACCTTTTTTGGCACGAAATAAATCCAAGAATAAAAAACTATTCGATAAATACGATGTTAATGATTTATATAAATGTTTCATTAAAGAATTGATCACAAATATATGTTTAGGAGGAATTATTATTGTTCCATTAAATTTTTGGTGTTCAATTAGGAAAAATGATATTGAATTAAGAAAATTATTTTTAGATGTATATCATATCATTCATATAAATATTTTTGAAGAACGAGTTTTTGATGATACTACTTATACAATATCTTGTTTTCAATTCGAACAAATAAAGAAAAATACTAAAATAAATGTAACTTTGTATCCATCAGAAAAAAATATACAAGTTCAATTAAATCATAAAAATAATTATACTATCGGAGGCGAAATATATAATCTTGAACCAAGTGAAAAATATAAAATATCACGATTAACAAAACTAAATAAAGACGATCAAAATACTAATATTCTTGTGAAATGTATTGATGATAATCAAGATAAAAAAATTTCAATGTCATATGTTAGTGACAATGATATATATACTGATAATACACCAAATCAAACATCCAGAACATATATGACATTGATTATCACACCTAAAATTAATGTTGCAAAACAAAAAAAATTAGTTACCAAGTTTAACAAATATCTAAATACACAACGAAATAAATATAATTCTTTATTCTTGACAAATTATAGAGAAAGTAAAGATATCGCGAGAAAGAGAATTTCTTTTGATTTAGTATATTTGATTACTCAGAACATTCTTGACAATTTTGATGAATATTAGACCAATATTTTTGAAATTTATATGTATCCCCAATAAAGACATATTTTCTAATATCTTTATATTTTTCTTTATTCAATAAATATGTAAATTTATCAATATTATTGAAACATGTATTTCCATCTAGAATATTAATAAAATATTTATCATCGGATCTATATTTTAATATATGTTGTAATTGACAATTTATAAAGTTATATACTTCTTTTAATGTTCTAGTCTGTGCACCACCTTTATCACACACAAATTTAAGATTTATGTAATATTTTCTTTCATGTTCAAAATAACAATCAAAATCTTCTGTCCATTCAAAACCTGTATTGGTTGTATGAGGATTCTTTAGTTTACATAATTCATATGAATCAATATTAATTCTTAAACAAGTATTGTAATTAATTTTCGATTTTACTATATTTGTAAGTAATTCTCGTTGATATATTTCACATTCGTTATGTTTTCCTCCTTTATACCAAGTTTGCTGTTTCCGCCATTCTTTTGTTTGAAATTGTGAAGAAATTACTGATTCTTTAGATAACATATATTATTCTTTTATGATAGTGATGTATTGAAGATTTATTTTCAATTTTTTAAAGAAATAAACCTGAATATCTGTTGTATTATTGATAATAATACAACAAATTTTTATCAATATATATATATATAATGAAATCATTTGGAAACTACAATAATTCTAGAGGATCCAAAAATAAACTAGATCAAAATATTAGAGATAACATCAAAGTAGATGTTGATTCAGATAATAGTAATATATATAATCGAGGCTATTTTAGCAAATCAAAAAAAAAGTATCAAGCTATGGCTGATAAAATCAACAAAGATAGCAAACATCCAAGCAAAACAGGAGTTATTCCAACTTTATATAATTTACGACAAGCTAATCCAGATGCTAAACAACCTATGAATTATGAATTATTTAAGGGAATATCATCTGATTCGTGTAATAGCAAAGATAGTTGTGCTAGCATTACCATTAATATGAATGATCCGTTATGTTTTATTAAAAAAGCAGATAATTTGATAGACAATAGGAAACATGAGAGAAGATTTGTTAAAAAAGTTCCAGATAATAATAATTTTTTGTCACAATTTGAACAAATGTCATTTGATAATCCAAGTGATCCTGTTTCCAGTAATGCTATTTCCCAGAATAATGCCAGTGATGGAACTATCAAAAGAATGGAAACGGAACGAACCATTGCATTACATGAAGGATTTTCTAATTTTGGTGAAGGAGCTGATATGAGATATGGAGTTACCAATGATATGACTCACAAAAATATGGAGCCTAACTTTAGATCAAATCAATCTAACCCTTTATTTAGAAAACATCAAGGAGATACATTTCAACAACAGATGGAATTATTTACTGGTATGAAACGAGATGATTGGAATCATAAAAAAGAACAAACACCATTATTTAATCCAGTGACAGGAATTACTAACCCATATGGAACCCCAGTTATGACCGATTTTTACCAATCACGATATCTTCCAAGCAAAGAACGACGCAATGAAAAACCATTCCAACCTGTTCGTGTAGGACCAGGACTTGGTTTAGGATCCAAAGGAGTCAATATGGCACCAAAAGGAGGAGGAGATTCATATCGTGTTTTGCCAAGAACAACTGATCAAATCAGACCGTTGACAAGACCTAAATTGAGTTATGAAGGAGTTATTGTTGAAGGACAAAAAGGAGTCAGACAACCAATTCAAGGACAAGTAGATTATACTAAAGCCGATAATAAGAAAGTAGTGACTAATATTCCAACCGCCCCAACATATGGTTATGTCCATGTTCCCAAAGTCACTGGACAATTTACAACTTCAGCATCAAACAATAGAGGTATATTGAGAACATTAGTTGGTCCAGCAAGAGCACAAATCGATAAAAATACATCAATAGGATTAAGAGGACAATTTAAACAATCATTTAAAGAAACCTTTTTACAAGCCCCACCAAGCAATGTTCATCTTGTTGAAGGTTTACGAGGACGATCTAAATCAGTCGATGAAACTTTTGTTCCAAATCTTACTCAACGAGGACAAACTAATCCATATGTTGGACCAGTTGGATCAAGTCAAACCGACAAAGCATATGCATTTGATGTTATTACTAATATTCCAAATGCTACTAACAGAGATACAACTCAAAGAGTTGATAGATATGGACAAGCTATCACAGGTAATATGTATCAAGCAAAAGCATTCGATCCAAATGATACTCCAGATACTACTCTTCGTGATACAACTCAAAGAACAGACAGAGCAGGGCAGGCACTTACAGGAAATATGTATCAAACTAAAGCCATTGATTGGAATGACATACCAGATACTACTACGCGTGAAACAACACAACTCACAGATCGAGCAGGACAAGCAATCACTGGAAATATGTATCAAACTAAAGCGTTTGATCCAAATGACACTCCAGATACTACTATGCGTGAAACAACACAAAAAACTGATCGTTCAGGAAAAGCAATCACTGGAAATATGTTTCAAACTAAAGCATTCGATCCCAATGATGTTCCCGATACTACTCTCAGAGACACAACACAAAAAACGGATCGATCAGGAAAAGCTATCACTGGAAATATGTTTCAAACTAAAACATTTGATCCCAATGATGTTCCCGATACTACTCTCAGAGACACAACACAAAAAACGGATCGATCAGGAAAAGCTATCACTGGAAATATGTTTCAAACTAAAGTATTCGATCCCAATGATACTCCAAATACAACTATGCGTGAAACAACTCAGAAAACTGATCGATCAGGAAAGGCTATTACAGGAAATATGTTTCAAACTAAATCATTTGATCCCAATGATGTTCCCGATACTACTATCAGAGATACAACACAAAAGACAGATAGATCAGGAAAAGCGATAACAGGAAATATGTATCAAGTTAGAGCATTTGATCCCAATGATACTCCAGATACTACTCTTAGAGATGTAACTCAAAACACAGATCGAGCAGGACAAGCAGTAACAGGAAATTCATATAAAAGTAAGGCAATTGATTGGAATGATGTTCCTGATATGCCGATTAAAGCCATACAAAATTATGACGATGTTGGACCAACACGAGCAGTTAATGATAAATCATATGTTGTTAATTACGAATTAACAACACCCAATGTGACAAATAGAGAGATAACTGGGGCAACTAATAGAATTAATCCAGCACGATCAGAAGTAGGATATGATCGAAGCCGTAGAGATATATATAATGGAAGAGTTAATGTTGGAAGAGATCAGGTAGGACAGACAGGTAGAACACCAACATTAATTAGTTGGGATAAAGGATATAATTCTAGAGTTAATGTTAGTTATTGCGATAAAGAAAAACTTAATGTTCAGAATAGAATTGGTAATCCAGCAGCAATGCACCAATCATCTGATCATTTACCATTTAGTTTTGAGAAGAATAAAAATGAAAAATTCTATGTTAATACTCGAATTAATAGTTATCCAAGTGAAAATTTAGAAGGAAATCCATATGTTAGTAATATTATTACCAAATCTGTTATTAAATATTAACCAATATTTTTTCAAGATCAATATTGTTATATTTGATAACTCGATTAAAATTACTTAGAATTTTTTTATTAATGAATTCATAAGCGTCTAAAATCTGATCACATGAAGAAGCACCCGTGATAATAATATTTCCTGTTTCGAATACTAGAACAGTAACCAATTTGTCTTTGTGTTCGAATTTTATATTTATTGCCGCATGTTTGTCACTATCATACAAACAAAAACATTCATCTTGTATTAGTATATCATATAATTTATTCAGATCAATACTGAATTCCATATTAAAATAACTATTAATCATGCATATTCTCAAACTGATTAAATGTTTTACATTGAAGACAGTTATATCAGACACAAATTTTTTATCACACAGTTCATTGAATATAGCATGCAATGCTTCAACAATATTAGTTATACTTTTACATCCTGTCATTTGAATAGAACCATTTTGAAATAATTTTACATTAATTGGTTGAGTTTTTGACGGGATTTCTATTTTGAGCGTAACTTGATTAAAAAATGATCGTTTCTTTTTATTCTTCTTAGGTTTTTCTTTAAGAATAGTTCTGTTGGTTTTAATATCACCTTGAACACCATAAATAGTTCCACAAATTTTGCCATGTTGTAATGAAACAAATTTTGCAATATTCTCACAATTAAATTTAAGATCAGAATCTATCTTACAAGTAAAAGTCATTGTTGAGATTATAATTTCATCGGGAAGTTTATCTAAATCAAGTTTTTTAGATATAGCATTTTTAATTGATTCTAATGACATATATAATATGAATAAATATTTATTATAACAAATAATATTTTTTTCAAATTTTCTATTATATGAGTTTGATAGATATTTCTAATTCCATATCTTTATTGGAAGAATTATTGAATGAAAAAAAAATATTCGAAATAACAACTCCTCATATCAATGTAAAACGATTAATAAAAAAATTCGAAAAAAATAATCTAAGTTCTTCAGAAGAATCAACCACATATGTTAATGATTCAATAACTATTAAAGATGTCGTTATTCCATCAGAATTATGGAACAAAGATAGTAGTAGTTTGGAAACTTCAAAAAATTGAAATTAACTAAATTATAGTATTCATAATGATATTAGAAAATTCTCTGATTTATTATTGGGAGGTGATGATGGTGTTCGTAGACGAAAAAATATTACATCGTTGAATGTCGATTAAGTCTAAAAATTAGTTTTTTTATTAGTGTATAGATTATGGATAAGAAGATTTTAGCATGGGATGTTGGGATTAAGAATCTAGCATATTGTATTATCCACCGAAAAGGTGATGATTTTAAAATTTTATCATGGGGGTTAGTAGATTTGGTAGATGATAGACAAAAATGTCAATTTACATTAAGATCTGGAAATTGCTGTTCTAGTATAGCAAAATTTAGTGTCTATCATAAAGATAAACAAATATTATTTCCTGAACTTGGTGAAAATGCATTTGTTTGTCAAAAACATAAAGAGAAAATGATTCCACAAATTATTGAGATTGCTAAACAAAAAAAAGTCAAATCAGGCATATGTATCTTATGCAATAAAAAATCTACACATTGTTTATCTGATACAAATTATCATTGGTGTCAAGAACATTTCAATAAAAAAGGTCAAGCATTTGTCAAAAAAATTAACACTAAAAGAGTTGCCAATGCAGGATGTATGAAACAACCGCTTCAAGCATTGGCAGAAAAACTATATAGTAAACTAGACAAAGAATCTCAACTTTTTAAGGTTGATGAAGTATTGATTGAAAATCAACCTACTTTTATCAATCCAACAATGAAAACTTTATCGGCGATATTATATTCGTATTTTGTTCTCAGAGCAGTGACAGATAAAAAACAAACCAAAAGCACTATTACCGATGTTAGATTTGTATCACCATCAAGTAAATTGAATGTCAATAAAGCTGACACTGATAGAATATTGAATGAAAATAAACAAAATGCTTACAAGATGACCAAAAAACTGAGTGTTGAATATTGTTTAGCTTTGATTAATAATTCTGACAAAGCTATTATTAACAAATATAAAAAGAAGGATGATTTGGCTGACTCATTTCTTCATGCATTTAAGTATATATTTAATCCTGTTCCATTAAAATATTTCAAGAAACTCGAAGATATTGGATTTGAATTAAGCAAAAAGAAACCAACCAAAAGGAAAGTTAAAGTTGTTGGGAACACTGAAAAAGGCGAGATTTCTTTAGAGAAGAAACAAAAAAAATCAAAGAAAGCTATTCCTTGAATATAAATATCATATATTCAGTCTATCATGACCTACACGACCACCTTGAGCAATACTACTAGCTGGAACACCTACTTGTGGTGCTTGTTGAACAAGATAACATTGGATTATTGGTTGTTGACGTGGAGAATCTACTTGAACTTGTTGAGCTAATTGAGCTTGTTGAGCTTGTTGAGCTTGTAAGTTAGTCAAGATACTGTTTACAGCACGTGATATGTTTATAAATTGAGTTACTAGATTTTTCAAATTAGTATTATTGATCACATGTAAACTGAATGTTAAACTTCCTCTGTAATTAACAAGGGGTCTAATTGCTATTGATTTAATGTCTATATTATGGAGTATACTATGAACATTGGATACATCAGCTAAACTTGTCAATGAAAAGCTATTTGGTAATGTATTGATAGTGGTTTTCATAGCATTCAAACCAGCAATTTGATTCGATGTAAATCCTGCAACGGCACCTAAACTAGTAATATATTGGCTAGTATTGTTTTTAAATGATGTTATATCAGCTGTATTACCACCAAATTCATAGTCAGATCGACTAGCAATAAAGGAGAGTAATTGTTGTGTCATGTCACCAAGCACGATGAGTATCTCATTCATTTTTGGATCAGTAGCTATAACAGGAATATTTGTATCACTTAGTAAAAAAGTATATACATCTGATAATTTGCTTGCCACGGTTGATATAGAATTAGCATCATATGTCGAAGGGATTGCAACTATTTTTGTTTGCAAAGTAGTTAAACTTGTTTTAGTGCTAGCATTGACGCGTGGATTCAAATCATTCATATTATTTGTTATCTGTAGTTTAAAAGAATTGAAATCTGTTGATATTAGCAGATGTTCTATATCTTGATCTAATAAAGATAACACAATAATTAATGCTAATTCTAAGATTATAGCAATATTTTGTGATATTTGTCCAGAATATGCTAGGTAAACTATACCTACAGTTAATATTACTAACAGTAATAAATTCATATAATTATAGTTGCGAAAAAAATATTATCTTATATTATAGGATTATAGGATTATAGGATTATAGGATGTCATTATCTTCTAAGGTGAGAAAGATTCTCGATTCTAATCCGAATATTTCGGATTATCAATTACGATTCGAACTTGAAAGGCTTATGTATCCTCGAATCAATTTATTAGCTTTTGATCCGTTCAATCATTTGAAAATGATGATGAAAGAAATAGACAAACAATTCTATTCAAATAAATCTAATTCTTCAAATAGAATGTATTCTAAACAGATTCAAGCAATTTCAAAATATGACTCTAATGGAAATCGTAAAACAGTTACTCATATTGAAAAGAATAATAATGGAATTAGGCATAAAAAAACGATTATCGATGATAAGAATGGAGTTAATATTTATGAAACTTTTCCCGATGGAAAGACTAAGAATAAGAAATTTCTAAAAAACTAATAATTTACACACTTGCATGACAACCCAAAGTGGAGCATTTTTACATAAAAAATGCATAATATGATGTTTATAATGAATATTAGCTCTTTTAGCTAAACACAGAGAACGATAATGTATGATAGTTTTGATTCTTGGAACTTTATAGTGATGAACACGGCAACAATAAACTTGATATTTCTTGATAAAAAGCTTCGCTTTTTATCAAGAAATATCAAGTTTTAGGCTACTAGTTGCAACGGACAAATTCTGGATAAAGTATTTCACCGATTGTATACCTATTATTATGATCTTTTTTACGAAAATATAAATTTATAGGAGCAATAAATGCACATAATGAATTATTATTGTTATTCAACATTTCTTGTATTGTATCTAAACATGTTTTTTCATATAAATAATGATCATCCACATGAATCACTTCCAAAGTATTGTTTTCTAAGAATGCCTGTTGAATAATTTCATCGAACATCAATAAATAGCTATGAATAAATTGTATATATTTGATTTTAGAATTTTTGAATAAATTTATGAAAAAATTTTTATAATATATTGAATTATTATCAATATGTTGTATATTAATTCTATCAAAATCATCTAATGAAATAAAATTTATTTTCGAAAACTTATAGATAATATTTGGATTGGTATATGAATTTTTTTCTGTAAATGATGTGTCTATTATAAGAGTTTTAATTGATTTTAATTTTTCTAATTCTTTCAATGCTATTGTTCGATCTTTTCTATTTTCTGGAAGTTCCATGTATTTTAATTTACTGAATTTGACGGCATTATCTGAAACAAATTCATGTATGATATCTTTGAAAATTTGATATGGATATTTTGAATATGTATATTCAAATAATGCCATAACTTAGATAATATTGAATAATAGTATAAAATGAACATAATTTCAAATTTTGTAATGAATTTGAAATGGATATGTTTATTGTAATATGAATTTTCTTCGAAAAGTTCATATCAAAATAAGATCTTTGTTTTTCTGTTATTATGCAAATTTCACTTCGTTAAAACTTAACGAAGTGAAATTTGCATAATAATAAAAAAAATAATCATCGCGAAGTGAAAATTATTTCTTGTCCAACTTTCCAACATCCCTTGTAATCTCATCTAAACTAGATACAAGAGGAATTAATCCAGGAATTTTCATTTTATATTGTTTAGAATGAACAGAAAAGTTCTCTCTAAATTTTGCAATAGTTACTGTTCCGCCAAATTTAGTTAATATTTCTTTTTGTGAAGCTTCTTTGATATATTCAGTTCCAAATATCGCTTTGTGAAGATTTTTAAGAAGAGATATTCTAATACTTGATCTTCCATCTTTCATATCCAATGCATATGAGTAAGCACAATTATATGAACAAAAACATCCAAATACATAATATACATTATTATAAACTCTTTCAGGAATAAAACATGGACTACTTTTAAATGGTTCAGTGCACCACCAACAAACCGTTTTGGTTGAGTTAACAACAACTGATTTTCCACTACGACAATCAATTAATTTTAAGTCAATTGGTTTTGAAACAACATCAAGTGTATTAGAATGTTTTTTACCACCAATACTATGACCATGTTTTTCATATGATTCTATCTTGGCTGTTAAATTTTTAATTAATTTGTCCCGTTGTTTAATTGTTTCAATGAGATTAGAAAAACTTCTATTAGATGATAAATCAGAATCAGATTCTAATTTGACTTTATCAACAGTTGTAGTAGCATTAATATCTGATAATAGATTTTTTTTTGCTTTATCGCTTGTATCATCAGATATTTTTAAATGTAGAATAATATCGCCATCGCCTTCTTTTTTATCAAGTGTTAACAATTTCGAAACATTTAAAGATTTTCCCGAAGAAGCGTTTTTCCTAGGGCGTCCTCGTTTCTTAATGGGTTCTTTTTTTTCTGATTCATCAGAACTAGATTCATCAGAACTAGATTCATCAGAACTAGATTCATCAGAACTGTCAGATTCAGGTTTTATCTTAAGTTTCTTATTTGTTGTTGTTTTGGCTTTGACCATAGAATATAATAATTATTATCATTTTAAGCTAGTTTTAATTTATTTTTCAATTTTTATAATATAATGGATAAACAAGATATTCGAAACTATATCGGATTATGTAAAAGACTACATAATAATACCAAAACTATGATACACGATTTGAAAGTTATCAATGATAATGATTTGGTAGCTTCAAAATATGGAATTTATACTCACGAAATGGAGAGTATAAATAAACTTATGCAAAATAATGTTAATTTAGAAAATGTATATTATAAATATGTCATTTTAAAAGGAGGAGGACTTGGTGAAATTAATGATATTATTAAGCAAATACATAAAATGCTTCCTCAGATCGAAGGAATGCTTCCTCAGATAGAACATATGCTTCCTCAAATACAAACATCATTGAATAAATTTAATAGTATTAATCCATCACAGATAGATAAAATTGTTAAAATGTTATCAAAAGTAGATATATCAAAAATTGCAGGAAATGTGCAAAACTTATCAACTACTATAAATAAAGCTATTGAGAGTCAAATGAAAACTCAACAAGCCGAATTGATTAAGGTTATTAAAGCCGAACTTACTAAAATTAGTAATGAAATGAAAAAGGCTAAATAAATTATCGGGTTGTCAATTTCAGTGTTTTTCTTGGTTTCTTCTTACCACCATTGCTTGGACTTTTATTACTCTTAGCTAAAGAAATGGATTCTCTAATATCGTCTTGTTCATCGCTTGAAGAACTACTATCCTTCTGATAAGTAATTCTTTGTAATTTGTTATTATTGATGGTAATTTCGTTTTCTTTTTTAACTTTATTAATGATATTGCCTAAATTAGGATTTATTTTTACTGAAGCAGTTGAAGATGAAGAAACAGAAATACTATCTTTTTCTACTTTGAGTTGTTTTTTGGGAGGCTTTTCAGAACTCTTAGCTGATAAAGTCTTTTCAGATGATTTTTTTAAAGGAGCTTTTTCAGAAACTTTATTTAAAACAGGTTTATTCTCTGATACATGTTCAATTTGTTGAACAGATTGTTGTTTCATTTGATTAATTCTAGATCGAATATCATTAAGTTTATTAAATTGTTGAACTAATTCTTGTTGTTCTTGTAATTGTTCTTGCATGTGTTGTTGTTCTCGAATGAGTTGTTGTTGTTCGTGAAGAAGTTGTTGTTTAATTTGAGTATCAACTGCTGAATGATGAGATTTTGCGGTTTCACTCAATAACAATGATTGATTCAATTGTTCATTGCGTGATAATTTATTGATCTCATTTTTAGCATTCTGAAGTCTTTGTAGATCCATAGCCTTCATAGTAGCCATGTAGTGTTCTTGTTCTACTTTTTCTTGATATGCTTTTTGTTTCTTGGCTTGTTCGAGTTCTTCATCTTTGGTTGCTCGTTGACGCAATTCTCGAATTTGATCATTATCATTTTCATTATTGTTATTGTTATTATTTTCATTGTTATCTTTAGATCCGAGATTGGCGATACCTCGATGCATTTGAATTGTCAAGGCACTTCCTGTTAACATCATGAATATTTTTAATTCTGGAGCCATAGTTTTTCCTGATCCTGCATATTTTTCATAAATTTCACCAAGCACTTCATAATAATCAGTGATATTATTTTTAACTTTGTTTGACCAAGCATTATCAAATGAAATTTCAAATGGATTAACATAATCATTCAATAATTCAAGACCTTGAACTAATCCAATCATCATACCACCCATCCAATTAATTGCATTTTGTTTAGATCTAATTCCTGAATGTAATTCATATTCATACTTCATCATTTTATAACTCGAATTTAAATTATAATTTTGTGATAATTTAACACCTCTTTGAACTAACTCACCTAATTTTCTCAACATTTCTAATTTTTTGAGTAATAATTCTTCACCAGTTAATTCATCATCGTCTTGATCATGATGATCATTATTATCATGATTATTGTGATTATCATGTTTGGGTTCAGGATCAGGTCTATGTTTCTCTGTTTTATATCCATCTAAGTTATCATCTAATTTATCGTCCATATTGTTATACATAACACGCTGATCAGTTGAGACTAGTTTTTGAGTGTCGGCTAACATATTAACTAATAAATCCGTATTTTCAGTTTGAGCATTTGTATGATTATCTTCTGACATTATATACATAAATATCTATTTTAATTTATAAGTTTTGACGAACTTATAATTCTATAATGAATTTTGTTTGAAAAATTCCATTATTTGAATGAAATACAAAATTTCATAGTTTGTTCATATCCAATATTCAATAATTGACGCTTTTTTTCAATATCCATATTTAAATCTAAAATTGTGATACTTTTGAGATGAATTTTTATGGTATACTCATCATAACCATGATACGCCTTTCCAATAATTCCCTGACATAAACAAGTAAATAAACTTTCAATAAATGAGCCTATTCCATTTATTTCATCTGATATGGTTTCATCACATAAACACGCACCAATAACATGTTCTAATTGATTTTTGAATAATGCAATGGGATAATTATCAATACATCCTCCATCAATATACAGTCTATTGTTATACTTAACAGGAATAAACCAAAATGGAACAGATGTGCTCATACGAATTCCCATAATAACTTCCATATTAGGAAATGTTTTATGAGACACATAATAGACATTCTTATCATTTAAACACACAACAGACATAACTAAATTTATATTTTTTAATTTGTATAGTTCTTTGAAGGTTATATTTGACGGGACATTTTTAGCTTCAAATAATTTTTTTAATGTGATAATTAATTTTGACCCATCATCTAATCCGTAAGTATCAAAAAAATTTAATGGTTTCAAAGTTCTTAATTTATTGAAATCAAATGATTCTGAAAATTCTATAATTTCTTTAACAGTATATCCAATAACATGCATTGCCGAGATAATTGTTCCAACAGAACATGACGCAATTGTATCGATATCTTTTAGAATGTTTAATTCTTCTAATGCTTTTAATACACCAATATGAGCAAATCCTTTTGGACCACCTCCGCTTAAAATCAAGATGGTTTTAGTTTTATTCTGCTTTCCTAATATGGTTTCTATTTTATTATCAATATATTTATTCATGTTCTATATTATCTGGAAATATTCTTTGTTTATTTATATGAACATGAACAGAAATGATCTGTCAAAATTTAATATAGAAACTCTCTTTGGTGAAACAACACATGCTAATGGTAAATTCGATATCAACACCCTATTTAATAGTCCAAGTGATATATCAGAATGCACATTCGATTCTGATATGTTATTGAAAAATATCAGAAAAAAGAAAGAAAAACTTAATGAATGTTATAACAGTGTTTATAAATCATGTTGTAATTCTATTTTGTCGGCTGACAATTCAGGATTAACTGATATTATTTATGAAGTTCAACAAGATATCCCTGAATGTCTCGGATATAATTCTGCTAATTGTTTGAATTTTATTAGAGAAAAACTAAAGAGACAACGAATTTCGTGTTTGGTAATGACACGAACTAAAATATTTATATCTTGGAAAAATATTGAGAAGAAGAAATAATTATTTTCTAAATATACTATCTAATATAATAATCAAAATTACTCCTCCTAACATAATAATTAATATATCTTTTAATTCTGGGGTTGATAAATTTAGAATATTAGCTTCATTTATTTTATTTGGTTGAATTATGTTATCGTCTTTGAGAATTTTTAATAATTTGTCTCTACATTGTTCACATTCTTTAAGATGAATAATGGAATTTTTATCATTTCCATTAAATTTAGAAAGATGTTTATTATCAGATTTAAATCTCTTTTTTTGTTTGGGTGTGAGAGAAGAATAACTTGAAGCTGTTGATATATCTGCAAAAGAAAAAGAACTATCAATAGATGCTGATTCTTCTTCCATAGGGGTTGGCAAACTGGATGAGAAATCAGAATTATTATTAATATAACTAAAATTAAACTTATTATTATCGGCTAAATAATCGATTCCCGATAATAAATTATTATTCTGAGTTTGACACTGTTGTTTGGCTTCATTATAAGATTTTCTTTTATGAGCATCATTTATATCTCTTGCCATTTTATCCAAATCAACACTGTCATTATTCAAATCATTATATTGATAATACATTATAATATTAAAAAACAAAAAATCCATGCTAAATATATTATAAATGGATCTCGATAAACTGCGTAGTTATGTTGACAATGAATATCTCTTAGCAGCAATTCTCATATTTGTAATTGTATATGCTTCACGATCTCATGTCGAATTGCCTAACTGGTTAGTAGCATTATTCAAAAATGATATTTTCAAAGTTATCTATTTATCATTGATACTTATGATTCCTTTTGAAAAAGCCCCTCATGTTTCTATTATTGTTGCGGTTCTATTTGTTTTGATTTTGCATATTATTAATAGAAACGAAATGGAAGATATAGTCAAGGCTGAAAGCTTCAAGAATACGAAGAAATTGATCCAATAATTCGCGAAATTGGCTTCGCCAGTTTAGATTATCATTTTTTGTTATTTTAAAAATGATAATGACTTGTTAAATAAATTTTTATTCACATATAATATGATTGATGAAACTAGATCATATGAATCACCTGTATATAAATTAATAAAAATTTGGCTATTAGCTGTCGGAATTATTACTTTTATTTATATAATATCATATTGGTTCTATTATAGTAACGGAGTATTTGTTTCTTTTGATGATTGCAATAAAAATAATATTCTAAGAAATATCACTCATGCATATCCTCCACCGTTAGTAAATTTTATGAGTGATAATGATAATTTGATATTTGATTAATTTTTTGATTTGTAACAATCAAAAAATTATATATGAATATTTTTAATGGACATTATAAGAATTCAAGGCGAGCTCCGCTCGCCCGCGGAATCTTTTCCGCGAATATGAAGACGATGAGTAAAAATTTTCAATTTTTACTCATCATCTTCATATAATATTTGTTTATACACTTCAACCATATCCTTGTCAACATTCTTATCATATTTGAATTTATTATTTGTCATGCTTGAGAAAGCATTATCCATTTTAACTTGAGTGCTAATATTAAATGGATTGTCATCAAGACTCTTCCAATCCTTGCCCATCTCTCTTGCATCATACATTTTAGTTTCAGTGTTTCGTTTGTTCATAAATTTACTAAACTCATCAGTTAAGGTTCCTCGTTGATTCTTCTCTAAATAACTATCATCGATTTCTTCACTCATAACTGAACTTGCTTCTTCACTACTTTCTGAATTATTAACATTGGCTGAAGCTAATCCTGTTGATTCAAAATTTTCATCAACATATAAATCTTCATAATCATGATCTACTGATACAAAACTTGCTCCGATTGTTCCCATATCATTTGATGCACTAACCCCATCCCATAAAACAACCGAACGATCTTTGGATTGTTTGTTTTTCTTCTCTTCTTTCTTTTTATTCTTCAAAAAATGTTTATTGAAATCTTGTTGGGTAAAATTACTTTTATCGAATATTTGTTTGGGAGCAATTTCGATGGCTTGTTGTTCTCGTTCCATTGCTAGATCATCCATTTTTCGTCTGGCATCTTTCAAAGCAATAGCGGTTGCTTCATTTCTGTTGACTTTGTGTTTTTTGTCTAATTCTAATTGTTTCTTTTCAAAATCTAACTTTGCCATTTTCTTACCCTCATCGGTTTTACCGGCTTCTTGTTGCTTAATAAAAGAATTGAAATCGTCTTTTTGAGTTTCGAAATTCTTGCTTCTATTTGCCTTTTTCTGTAAATCATAAAATTTCCTCTTTTCTGGATCAAGTAGAATTTTCGAAGCATTCTTAATTAGATTATAAGTAGCCATTAACCTTCGCTTTTCTTTGTCTACTCGATCAGGAGGTAATTTATTAAGTATAATTGAATGTTTGTCTGGATGATATTTAGTCATTTTTTCGATATACTTCTTTTTGATTTTATCTTGTGAATCATCAGGACTAGCCCCAATAATTTTATATATGTCTACATCGCCGTGTTTGAAATCAGAATATACTTTTCTGGTTTTTTCATCGAGTTTATCAAAATCTATATTGTCTAAATTAACAGTATTTTTAGTATTTAATTTAGAACCACTTGCCATCTTACTAACTAATTCCTCTAATTCTGGATCTGTTGTATTACTCATTATATGTAATGTATAATGAATATTTTTTAAATTGACGATACGCAATAATTTTGTATTGAACTATAATATGGAATATTATAAATATACTTTCCTACTTCATGCACTAGGAGACACCATAGGTTTTAAGAATTCTGATTGGGAGATGGCTTCAGTAGAGAATCCAATAGTTACTTTAGATACAGTCAATGAAATGATCTTCGAATTTATTGATTTAGGAGGAATAAATGGAATAGATATCAAAGATTGGATCGTTTCAGATGACACTTTATATCACATTGCAATTGCTAAAGCATTAATAGAATATAAAAAACTTGATGAAGATTTTATTTACGATGTCAAAGAAAAATTAATTACTATGCATAACAGAATGATTAATGAAGAAAAACAGGATGGAATTTTCAGATATCCTGGAAGCACAACAAATAAATTCATTCAAAAATTCACTGATACTAAAGACGGAAGAAATTTAACATATGATGTCAAATCTGGCGGTAATGGAGCGTGTATGAGAAATTTATGTATTGGATTAGCATTTCCTAAAGAGAGTCAAATAGATGAATTGATAGATGTATCGATAACTCTCAGTAAATTGACACATAATTCGGCGTTGGGATATTTGGCTGGATTAACATCGGCATTGATGACTATGTGGGCGATTAATAAAGTTCCAATTAATCAATGGGTTTTTAAATTGATGGATTTACTTGAATCAGACAAGGTAAAAAAACATGTTAATATGAAAAATAATGATGAGTTTTTGGATTACATTTCATATATCAGATACTGGAAAAAGTATATTGACACAAGATTTGTTGACAATAAACCAATAAAAACGCGATCTTTTGGAAACATGTTATTTCGAACCAAATATTATTACGAAAATTTTGTCAAAGATTCCATAACGGATTTTATTGGAGGAAGCGGATTCTGTGCGATGATTATGGCATATAATGCCCTAATTGATTGTGATGGAAAGTGGGAAAAAATTGTGTTTTATTCGATATTATTTCCCGGAGATAGTGATACCGTAGGTTCTATTGCATGTGGATTATACGGAGCGTATTATGGTTTAGGCGATGTTCCGAAATATATGTTAGAACATATTGAAGAGAAAGATGTTCTAATTGAGTTAGGTGAGAAATTTTTCAAGAAATTTCATTAAGCATTATCTTGGATGAATTTCATGACTAATTCTTGAGTTCTGGGTTGTGTGTCAGGATATGGGACTTGGGAACCATCAGACTTGAACAAAACTAACGAAGGATAACCTCTGATATTAATACACTGATCACGGTCTTTATCACAATCACATTCTACAAATGCTATTTGATTTGTAGAATTTTTGATATTGTTCCATATTGGTAGGAATTGTTGTGAATGCCCGCACCATTGTGTGTTATATAGCACTAGTTTGGATTGGGAAGTAGGTTGATTTTCTTGTTCACTTTCACTGTTATAACCTTCCATGGTATAAGCTTTGATCGAATTTGAAACTAGTAGTATTATAAGAACTATAATTAATATTAGAATTACTATATTTGACTCCATAATAATTTACTATAAAAAAATTTCATATAAATTTTATCAATTTAAACGGAAATAATTTTTTCTGAACTATAAATTTTTTCTTATGGATTATTATATTTTACATGGCAAGGCAATTATCAACTGGAGAATCTAAAAGCCTAGTATCCGATCCATTGGTGTCACAGGAGCAGGAACTAGAAGCGGCGAAACGAGAGGCGGCGGCGAAACGAGACCGAGAACGAGGATTTGGTGAAACCGAAGATGAACAGAGTGTTAATAGAGAGTTATTGGAACAATTTCAGGTGGCCGGGTTAGAAGAAAAAGAGCTTGTATCAGCATTTGAAAGACTAGCGAGCGGATTCGGAAGAGATTCCGTAGGAGTATTACAAACTAGATTCGCTGATTTAATATATCCTCAGAACTACACTGATGCTAAACCTGGAAATTTTGATTCAGAAACATCACATCCTGATTTAGGAACATATCTTAATTTACTAGGTAAGAAGTTAAGGAAGAATAATAACGTATGGCCATGGCTAGTGATGCAGACTGGGTTAGGCGTAGCATTACCCTCAATCAGATCCACTTATCCTAGAATTTTAACAGATGAATCAGGAAATGCAGTTGGTGCAGGAACAAAACTAACTGCGAATGTAAAAATTGATGTAGCAAGTGTTGAGAGATTATTGCCGGAATTTCCAGTCGGAAAATTTAAAAATATTGGATTTTGGAGCGAAGACGATAAAGTTATGCAGGTAAGTGCTGATGTAGATAGTTTCAAGAAAGCATTCAACGGTTCCATCGGAACAAAAGAAGAAACATCGGAATTTAAATATACGTCCGGTGGTCATCGTGGCGGTAGTCGTGATAAACTATTCGATCTAAATCCCGAAGCACTAGTTCGATCATGTGTCAGACATCCAGAAGTGCCGAAACACGAAGGAAAATTCGAAACTCTTCTCGATATGTCAACAGGCATTAAATGGACCAGACAAAATGGTGTATTGGGACAACTGGTAGACGACGGACGCCGATTTGAAAAATATTCCCCAGAAAAAATGATCACTCGTGCCAGATGTTATGGTTTGGGTTTAAATTGCGAAGAAATGGGAGACGATTCAAATACAATTGCCAATCTTGCAAAAACATTATGTGAAGGTAAACCCAATGCATTAACAGTGGATAATATCGAAATGATGATAAGAGGAGTTCAAAATCATGTCAATAACCTAGATCCTAAATTAGCGGGAAGAATTCTCACAACTCTTGGTGTTAGTATTCTGGAAAAAGCTGATACTCATCTATCGGAACCCATGTCAATAGACGAGTGGAATAAAGTTGTTGAACAGAAAATAAAAACTGGAAGTGATAATGAAAAAGCAAAAGCCGAATTACTTAAAAGTGAACAGATGAAGAAGTATGTCAAAATGGTTATTGATTTTGTCACACGAAATCCTCAAGTTCTACATGAAAACAAGGATAGAATTAGCAATAGAGTTCATGATCAAACTTTCAGTCAACCCATCAAGATTAAAGATTATGAAATGCAATTTGTTCGTGCTGTTCCAATTAACAAACAAGCCACATATCAAAGAGAACTAATGCGTAGTCTTATGGTTCCAAGCTTTGGAATGGTTGGAGCATTTGGTAGAATAGGATTGCCCCAAGTAGTATCTGGATTTGCCGCTGGAGTTCCTGTTACAAGAGGAGTTATGGCTGGTGGTGGTTGCCTTCCAATTCCTCTTGCACGAGGACACTCTTCTGATATTATGACTGGAGGTGGTGATGTCAATCCATGGATGGAACTTGTTAACTCGGCTGAAAGAAAACTTGCTGGAGCTGGTTTCAAACTTGACGAAGGTGATATGGCAAAACTACGAGACGGAGCATCTCACATACATAAATACGAAAAGAAATTAATTGAATTGAATACTTTGTTGGCACAAGTTTCTGATCTTGCCCGATTCTATCGTAATGATGGAGTTATCGATGATCCATATGTTCGTGAAATTAGATTAGAAAACCTAAAGGGTAAAGAAGATATGGTTAAATATCTATACAATAGCATCGCCCAAATTAATCGATGCATGGATGCTAATATGGGTGATAAGAATGCTCATTGTCAAAAATTGACCAATGGTGTTCGAACTATTTTGGGAATTGCTGCGGGTGGTGGCAAGGGAGATTATAAAGTTATTGGTTAATTAATTATAAAGCTTATTTAGAAAGTTCGTTTCTAAATAAAGTTTATTTTAAAAATTATTTTTTACATGGCAAATTTATATTAATGGCTGGCGGAGCTTTAATAATATTAGTTGCACAAGGATTTGAGAATATATATTTATGTGGGGATCCTCAAATAACATTTTTTAAAATTGTATATAGACGGCATACAAATTTTGCCATTGAACCAATCCCTCAAACTTTTACATCAACACCTAATTTTGGAAAAAAATATTCGTGTTTTATCTCCAAAAGTGCCGATCTCGCAGGACAAATGTTTCTAGTTATCACATTGCCTCAAATCAGACAATTTTCAGATAATCTAACACAATTTGCGTGGGTCAAACGAGTAGGTTTTTCGATGATAAAAACTATCGAAGTAGAAATAAATGGAATGACTATTGATTTTCATTACGGAGAATGGCTAAGTATATGGGCAGAATTAACAGGAGAATTAACTAATTCTAATTCAAGAGGCTTTAATATTATGATTGGTAATACACCAGATTTATATGATTTCTCGTCAACTAAAAATCAGGCACTATTATATGTTCCATTATATTTTTGGTTTTGCAAGACTTCAGGAAATTTAATTCCATTAGTTAGTCTTCAGTATTCCGATATTAAAGTGAATGTAGAATTTCAACCAGCACAAAATTGTTATATGCTTACACCAACATATTTTATACAATGTAGAGATGATATTGTTAATTTTATTCCTGGAGAATATATTCAACAAAATATAAATGGAGTTATTAATGCAGGAATCTTTCAAAGTTTTGATTCCAATTCCAAAAGATTATATTATCGTAAAATAACATCTACTAAATTAGTTAGTTATCCTGTTCCTCTTGGATTTGATTCATCAAATAGTAATATTACTCAAATTAATCAGTTATTATCAAGTCCACAAGGTTTACAATATCAAATTATTGGACAAACATCTGGATATACTACTTATGCCGAATTTAATTGTTCAACAACGGCATATTCTGTTTCAACAATTCGAAATTTAAATTTAGTTAATTGTTATTTATTAGTTGATTATTATTTTCTTGATGATGATGAGAGATTAAAATTTGCAAACACACGACACGATTATTTAATAGAACAATTATTTTTCACACCAAATGTTCCAGTAACAGGAAATACACTCAATGCCAATGTATCAGTTGATCATCCATGTAAATTTTTAGTATGGTTGGTTCAAATGGATTATATAGCTAATGCATTGGATTATTATAATTACACCGATTCATATATCAATCAGTTTACATTGTTTAATGATGAAACTAAAACTTACATTACAGGAAATCCAATAGGAAAATCTTTAATAACAACTCAAACGATATTATTAAATGGAAACACAAGATTGTCTTTAAGAGATAAATCTTATTTTGATACAGTTCAAATCGTTCAAAATTTAAAAACAAATGTATCAACTGGATTAAATTTATACGCTTTTTCTTCATATCCTCTCATGATTCAACCATCAGGATCATGTAATATGAGTCAAATTGATATCTGTCAGGTTCAAATGAATTTTACCAATACTATAAATGTTAATAATACCGCTTCTTTTAGATGTTATGGATTATGTTATAATGTATTAAGAATAGTTAATGGATTGGCGGGATTGATATTTACAGGAGTTTAAGAAATGCTTCGCATTTCTTAAACTCCTTTGGAATAAAAAACTTTATTTTTATTCTTCAGGAGTTTAGTGAACACTTTGTGTTCACTAAACTCCTTTGGAATAAAAAACTTTATTTTTATTCTTCAGGAGTTTAGTGAACACTTTGTGTTCACTAAACTCCTTTGGAATAAAAAACTTTATTTTTATTCTTCAGGAGTTTAGTGAACACTTTGTGTTCACTAAACTCCTTTGGAATAAAAAACTTTATTTTTTATTCCTCAGGTGTTTAATTTCTCGTATATATTATATAATGTGTGAAAATTATGAATTTAGTTATATTGATTTATTAATTCCTCGTTTAAATATTTTAAATACACCATGCACAAGTGATGATAAAACACAAATGTTTGCTATAGCATTATTTAGATTATTGATAGTATATTATTTAACAGAACAATGTAAATGGTTCAATATATTTATTGTATTAACTTTAATTAGTATATTTATTATTATCATTCAAGTTCCTCAAGATATACAAGATGAAATAAATATGGCACAACAAAAAGAAATTCCATTATTTGTAGATTCTGAAGATCAAATTAATATTCTGAATCCTGATTCTGTTAAAACTTAATTTCAAAGATGAAATTATTTCAATACTTATGTTTGAAAAATCGAGGATTTTTCAAACATAAGCGAATCTTAATTTCGAGATATATATTATGTCTGAATATAAGAAGATTACTTATAAAAATAAGAATTATGCTGTTGGTGAGGTCAAATATAATAGGAAAACTGTTCCAATCATATTAGATTGGGATATATACAAAAAAATTAAACATAGTGATAAGACTTGGAGTATTTCCAATACAGGATCTGTTGTTACTAGAATTAAACAAGATGAATCTGTTAAAGAAATTCATCTTCATGATGTTGTTATGAAATTGTCAGAGAAACCATCAATTAATAGATCAATTTTACATATCAATAAATTAGGGATTGATAATAGACTTGAGAATTTGATGTATGATACAGTTAACAAGACTATTAAGAAGAATACCAAAAAGAAGGATCGAATTATTGATCTAACAGGATCAGGAATTAAAGATGTTAATCAATTGCCAAGTTTTGTATGGTATTTGAAACAGAATGATACACATGGAGAAAGATTTATGGTTAGTATTGGAGATGTTCAATGGAAATCATCTAGTTCCAAAACTCTATCACTACGATATAAGTTAGAAGAAACCAAAAAATATTTACGAATTCTTAAAACAAAACGAAAAGATTTATTTGATAAATATTCTATGAACAGTGATTTGAACTCTCATGGAAATGAATTAGCCAAATCTTTTGTTGAGATATGTAATAAGGCAGGATATGCTAATATTAATTATGGAAACACAAATAAGACTGATACATATCTCAAAGAAGATTTGAAAGGATTATCAAAACATGAGAAAATATTATTGGCTGAATTTTATGTAGAATAAAAGTTGAACCAAAATTACTCAAATTAATATATTGTAATATGAATCAAAAATAATGGAGGAACTAAATAAAACTAGCCGAATTTTAGAATCATTGAAAACAAAAGTTAATAATATCAAATATTTGAAATCTAGTAAATTAGGAACGATTAATTCTATATTCGAAGAAATATATACCATTGAAACTCGTTTATCTATTATGAATGAGAAGAAATATTTTGAAAATAAAGATATGTTCAAATTAATGAATTACGAAATCATGACACAAAGACGAGATATCGAATTAATAAAGAATACTTTGTATACAGAAAAAGAGATAGCTCAATATGGTATTGAGTATGATGGGAGTGGATCTAATGCAAAATTATGTATTGTGATGGTGATTCTGATTATAATCATTATTTTATTGATTCCAAAGAATTGATATTATACTCATAACTTTTTTTGAAACGAAGTTTCAAAAAAAGTTGAAAAATAATGTCTATGTGAACCTTTTGGATTAAGTATATAATTATAACTACCATGAGTTCAGATGATTTAAAAACTAAGGAAACTGAAACTTCAACAGTTTCAAAATATACCGAAGAATTTGATAAATATTTTCTTGTTAAGCCTGATGGTAAGAGTATTCCATTAACTGAATCATTTTTAGAGTTTGCTTCGTGTCATCAATTAACACTATTATTGTTAACATATTTTGAACAACTTCCGAAAACAAAATGGGCGGAACATTTGACAACACAATTAGAATCTCTTAGAAATGTATTAACAAGACTACATACTCTATATCATAAATATAAGACATATGAATTTATTTCAGTGACATTTGAGAGATCATTTAAGACAAAATTATTTACTAACAATTATTATCCAACACAAAATCAACTTCGATTTCGAGGAGTTGGTAAGAGGTTTAGTGTTGGTGGAACATTAGAAATGCTATTAAAGGGACAACGAAATACTTTGAATCTTCTTACAGTTCTTAAATTATTGCGAGTTCAAGTTTTTGAAATGGTTTATAGTTTTTTCCCATCGCATGTTGAAACATTTGATCCAAATGTCGCATTTTATCGAATTAATTCTACAGTTCGCTCAAATGGCACTTTCTCAGGATTTGTTGCTGACATGTTAACAATATATCGTGATGTAAAAGATTGGAGTTCAAGTCTCGAAGAATTAGATCTAAATAAATTCGAATCAGTAATTCATGAAACATTAAATATCGAATATAAAGAAATGCAAGAACATCAATCCAAAGAAGTAAATGAAGATGGTGAAGATGAAGAAGAAGTTCCTAAGAAAGAACAACAAAAATATACTATGAAGCCTAAACCTATTATGCTCCCGCCAAAAGATGCGTGGAAAACAGGAAATCCTGTTATAGGATTTAATAGAGTGGTTAAAGAAACAGAAGAAACAGAAGAAACAGAAGAATTTGAACAATCTCAGAGGCAATATGTTCATCGAGGACGAGGTTCTGGATTCCGAGGAGGATTTGGATTTCGAGGACGAAGCTCAGGATTTCGCGGACGAAGTTCGGGATTCCGAGGACGAGGAACTGGTAGGATGCAAACTCGATGGAACTCAAGTGAATCAAAATAGTTAAGATAAAATTATTTTTTAAAAGAGTTTTAAAATAAAGTTCAATTACTTGACTAGATATCATTATTTTGAAAAATCAAAGATTTTTCAAAATAATGATCCAAGGCGATTCACGATCGCCCGCTGACACGCGAGATAAGATTTGCGTTAACGAATCTCATCTACTGAGAATAAAAGCCTCTTTTTATTTTTCTCCCGCGAAACAAAGTAAAAATTTTTTTATAAAAATCTTATCATGACAATAATATAATGACAGGAGGTTTGATAAATATTGTGTCATATGGGGTTGATGATTTATTTTTAACTGGATCACCCCAAATAACATTTTTTAAATTATTATATAGGCGATATACTAATTTTTCGAGAGAATCTATATCAGTTCCAATTGGAGATATTAATTTTAATGATGAAATAACGATACAATTTCCCAAAGTAGGAGATTTGATAAGTAATACATATTTGCAAATGGTTATTCCTAAGATGAATTTATTAAGAACAGACACTGCTACAAATTTAACTTCTGATGAATTGGCTACACTTCAAGGACCAAGACCAAGCTCCTTTACAAGCGAACAAATAGCAATTGTTAATGATTATAATGATGGAACGATCAATAATTTTATGGCGATTAATATAGCTGGATATCGTGTGGCTGTCAATAATTTAAATATACAAAATCAAACATCAACAGAATATGGAAATGCTATATTGACTGTATTAGTATTTCCTCACAATGAAAATATATCATATGGTGATGCATTGAATAGAGCATATTCGTATGAATATTCAGTGCAAAATTATGGAGCTGTTTTTTATTTAACCAATCTAACATCAGATATAAGTCTAATATTAAATAATATCAATGATACCGTTGGATTTTCAAGTTTAACAGTGCAAGATATTTATAGATATGTTGTTAGTGCATTCAATGCTTCACAAGATGTCAAAAATTATTATTATAATAATGTTTTGAATTATAATAATACTAATACGGCTAATGCTTCATTATATGCTAAATTTGCATGGATTCAAAGATTAGGACATGCAATGATTGATTGTGTAGATATTACTATTGGAGGACAAAGAGTGGATAGACATTATGGAGATTTTATGAATGTTTGGCGGGAATTAACCACAACAGAATCACAACAATCCGTATATGATAGATTAATAGGAAATGTTTCATCGATGACAACTTTTGATAGTAATGCCAAACCCCAATATACAGTCAATATTCCATTAAATTTTTGGTTTTGTGCAAGATTAGGTTTAGCATTTCCAATGATAGCATTACAATATAATCAAATCGAACTAACATTGAAACTAAATCCAATTGAAAGATGTGCGTATATTGAGACACTACCAACCAAAGATTTAGATGGCAATCCAATAAGTATTACTGGATTATCATTAAGTGATATTTGGGATAATTTAGCATTAAAAATAACAACCAATTTATTAGTTGATTATATTTATTTAGATAAATTAGAAAGAAGAAGATTTGCCCAATCGTCTCATGAATATTTAATTGAAACTTTACAAAATATGACATTTACTCAAATGAGTAATAGTTTGCAAAATATAATTCTTGAGTTTGATGGTCCATGTAAAGAATTAATATGGGTTATGCAAAAAGACGCATATAATAATGGAGACTCATATCACAATAAACTAATTTTTAATTATTCTCTCAATGGTAATGGAGTAGGAAATCCATTAGTTAATTCCAGTTTAACACTACATGGATATAAAATATTTGGAAATAATACTGGAAGTGTATTTGTTAATGCATTCTTTAATTATCTTCAACCATACGAACATCATACAAGAACACCAGCTGATGGAATAAATGTATATTCTTTCGGATTATATCCAGAAGAACATCAACCGTCAGGAACATGTAATTTTACAGTGTTAACAAATTCTCAACTTAATTTATCAATTAATACTAATATGTTTAGTTATAAATTATCTGATACTGATCCTAATATTGTTAAAGGAAGTGATCAAGACTTAACAAAATCGACAACAATATCAATTTATGTGTATGCTACGAGATACGATATTTTAAGAGTTATAGGAGGATTTGCAGGATTGGCAACACAGTATTTAGTGAAATCTTAACTTTCGTCGAGATGACTCGGCGGGCTCGCTGAAGCGAGCCTTGAATAAGAATGGTTGACACTGAATAATAGCATTAAATTATAATAGATTCTACAACTATTATAAATAAATGTAATCATTCCAATGTTGATTTTAATTATGCGTTCAAATGATATTTTTTATTTTATATTGTTATATATACGATATAAAATATTTATAAAATATAATTATTTTTTACTTCATTACATATTAGTTACCTTGTGCCCGAACGGGTCTATTATTATTTTAAGAAATTGAAGATTTCCTAAAAATAATTATTCGAGATTAGCCTGCAAATCTGCGGGTATTCTCCATGAAAATCAAGCATCCAAATTCTTTATCAATTTTCGAGGAGTAAATATTTCATCACCTTTGATACTTTGATAAGTATATTTTTTTTCTTGCTCATCAAGTTGTCTTGTTTTGATGGCACGATCTTTTATTTCTTCTTTTGTTTCATCAATAATTAATGAAAGATAATCAAATGATATACTACCTTTTGGTAATTGCATAATTTCACGCCGATACATACTTACGATAAAACCTCTTAGAGCTATATCAAAAGATTCCTCAAATCTCTTAGCTTGATGTTTCTTTTCATCAGAATATTTTGATTCTTCATCATCAAATATATGAGGATTATGATATAACATCATAGCAAATCTATTAAAATGATATTTTATCAAACCGATAATATCACCATTTGAAGATGGTGGAGTTGTATCATATACATTATCAATTCTGAGAAAACTAACTTTTCCACATTGGAATACTATTATCTTTTTAAAATATTCTTGTTCTGGAGTGCATACAAATGGCTTCTTTATTAGTGCCATATTAGTTGAATACATAATATTGATACATATTCCAAGAGAATATAGATTTCAAATTTTTATTTAAAAACTCAATATATTATTAGAACAATGACAGGATCACTATTACAATTAGTGGCTAAAGGAATAGAAGATATATATTTAAGTGATAATCCTCAAATAAGTTTATTTAAAATAGTATATAAAAGACATGTTGGATTTTCATTATTTGATTCTATTATTATTCCTAAAGTTTCAACAAATTTTTCATCTAAATTATCGATTCCAATTCCAAGAAATGGAGATATATTAACAAATTTAACGGTCATATTTGATTTACCGAATATTTATTTACAAAGAATTGCACCAACATTTGAATATATTTCGACCATATTATTAAATGCTGGAATAACTTTATTTTATTCGCCAAATTTATCAACTGACACCGTTACATTATCTTATTATGATACAACTATTGTTCCATTACTTAACACAAATATAACTTCGGATATTGATGGATATAATTTTTTTAATAATGCTACCATGATTACAAGTAATACTGCTGTTATAATAAATCCAACAATTGGACCACTAACACGACTTAATGATTCGACAGACCCTCAACACTCAACAACTATTACTAATTTAACAACAACAGTTAAAGTAGGAAGAAATATTGCCATGGAAATAATTGAATTAATTACTGGTTCATTTGAAAATTATCAAAATATCATATTACCTGGTTTACCAAATAATGATTTATACACAGTTTACAAAGATAATACATTAACAGCGACAAAATCGATACAACTATATCCTACCATGATAAGACAAAAATTGTCTCTATATTCGATTATATTAGGAACTATATTTTGTTATTCATTAGATAGTATTATTTATAATTGTTCCAATGATTTCGCCATAAATAATTTGGATAATTATCACTCGATTGGATTATTTGATCAAATATTAGTAAGAACTGGTTCTAAAAGCACTATTGTTAGATTTAATTTATGGAATTCTGATGATTTTAGATATGTAATATATTTGACTTATTTATGGAATGCGATTAGATTATTTTTTGTTTCAGGCAATTCGTCAAGTTTTTACCCTGCATATGTTCAGGTTCCCAATAATAATACTCTTTCTGCACAAGCTATGTCATTACAGTCAATTAATGCTGGATATGTAACTCCAAGCACATTTATTTTGAATCAATCATTATTATTTTATCATGTTTTAGATCCATCAATTACAATATTCACGATTAGTCAATTTAATATTGGACAAAATATTCAATCATATTTTAACAATATTATTTCTTTAATATATGACATTATTACTAAATATACAAATTTATTTTTCACAGATGCAAGTGGTTCATATATTAATGTTAGCCTTGATTCATATACCAATACTGATGCATATAAAATATACAATGCATATATACAAAAAATTATTGGATCAACAACAAAAATTCAATCACAAAATCAGATAACATATATTGCTAATACCATAATTAATATGATTGATGCTAATATTATTTATAATTTCGAACAGTTACAAAATATTACTGCTATATTAAAACAACTTTTTTGGACAAATCCTCATTACATGATCACTTTTATGAAAACAATTACAGTTACTTCGTCATCACAATTAGCTAATTCAACTAAATCTTCATTTGTTAACATATCCAATAGTTCGATAACTAATTTGAATGATAATTTTATCACAGTATTGAATAATTATATTCCGATAACAGTTAATGGAGTAAGTTTGACCAATTTTTACAATACAGATGTAAATACATATTTCAATACATTTATTAATAATTGTCAAAATCAGTTAAAATCACAAAATTATGATAACTATACAAATTATTTACCATTATGGACAATATTAAGCACGACCAATTCATGGGCAACGAGCATGGGAGCTGTGTCAAACACAGTTATGCCTGCTGGAACTGAATTTCAACAAGTCCTTTTTATGAATTTTATCCCATGTATTGCTGTTAAAGATATTGCAAGAATGATTTATGATGTATTTGCTGCTTTCGGATATTCTATATTGGTTAAATCAGGAATAGCTGGAAATTCGAGCACTATTATTGGATATGTTAATACTTTATTAGCACTAATTGATATGCGGGATACGAATGATACATCGGTTGTTAATGGTCAAACTGGAAACCCTAGCAGTGCACATCATCAAGCCACATTAAAACGCAATATCTATTTGATTATTAACAGATATATTATGATTCAAGCTGTTTCAGGTAGTTCTCTTTCTGGAACCTTAATTGATGAACCATATTTTACGGCATTATATAATACATATTCTGGAAACACAAATACATATTTATTAACTTCAACACTCCAACAAATTCCATTAATGCCTGCATATTCGGTTGACAATGGAAGCGGAGCATTGAACGACGATCAAGGACAAACATTAATAACATCACCTCAATTATCTCAACCATTACCAATTAATTATAAATGGCTTCCTATTGAATGGCTAACTCAGACATATTATAAGATTTTATCAAATTTGATTAATTCATATTTTACAATTAGCGATATTAATTTACCAACTGCCAAACAAAATTTAATAAATGTATTAACAAATGTTATTAATTGTTTTATTGGACATAATCAAATTCCTACTTTTTCTGGATTTACACAAAATTATTACACTTTAGTTGGATTATTACCAGAGACAAATAATTTTATTAATACATATGTCAATTTTCCGTATAAAAATACAGGTTCATATTTAAATCCCAATAATACAAAATTAACTACGGCACCATATTGTGATGCTATATCTACTATTGCATATCAATCATATAAAAAATATATACAACTTTATGATAGACTATACGGAACTATTCTATTATCGAGTTCATATTATCAAAATAGTTTAGGAAATGGAATGACAAATATATTTAATTTTATAAAAGAAATTATTGCAAATAATAATAATGGAACCGTTAGAGATAAATATTATATTCCAGTGACAACACCATATCCATATAATCTTGTTCCTCAAACAATTGTTGCTGATAATTTAGGTATATCAGAATTAAGCCCATCAGTTGATACCAGTAATGGAGATAATGGGTTCGATGTTTATCGGATAACAGATTATTACAGTTTAGCTGTTGGAGTTACAAATTGGTCATCATTTGGAAAGAATGGAGCGATTGATACATATATTATTGATTGGTCATCGGCATATAATTATTCATATAGTTTTTACAATACTCACAAATTAATATTAAATTTAAGAAATGATGCTTCTAATTTACAATATTTAGATACGAATAATGTTGTTCAAGTATTAGAAAAGCCTAATTTTTTCTATGATAACTCGACCAATATCAACAATGATTTTGTTAATCATGTTCAATCAAAATATGTTAATATCATAACTGATACAACTCTTAAGAATTATTTTACAACTCTTGTTAGTAATGTAGGTATGTATTGGGATCCGTCAAAAATTATAAATTTAGGAAATTATTTTAATCCAGTTCCCTTTGGTATCTATGGAGTTAGTGATGCACTTTATAATACAACATTCAATAGTATTTATACAGCATGTAGTTTATTAAGTATTATTCCAACTGGACAATCAGCTTCCGATTATATTTCATATTTAAATAATCCTATGACTACTTTCTTTTTGCATGATTATTACAATATTTTATGTGTTGCAAGCACTATTACTACAACAAATCAAACATTGACAACAACAAATAAGAATTTATATACTTATGAACAAATAATTGCTTCATTTAATATTTTGAATATATTAATGTATAATGGATCGACACCATTAATAACACCAATTATGTTATACAATGACAAAAATCAGATATTATACACTAATTCATCTGGTAAAATATTTGCTGATGTATCTTATGTAGCATATTATATATTTGACAAAATTCTACAACAATTAAATATTGAGAAAACTTCTCTATTCACATTGATGTTTAATAATATGACCAATGTTTCTAATCCAAATTCGCCAAGTGATAATGGATCTACAGATACAATTAATCAATTACATCTTGCATATCTAAATACTACTAATAATTTTAAAAATATGTTCAATCAAATTTCCAAATTACAACCAACGGCATACACAGGAACTATCAATGGATTTAATTCATTTTATGATATTACTAATCCAACATATATTGCTACTTTTAGTGAATTTGGAGGAACAGTTACATTAACTCTATATTTTGTTACCTATGGAACAACTATTCCAAGTAGTATTACTAATATATATGGAACAATTGCATATACAAGCACTTATATCACAACTAATAATATTATGATTAATTTACCAGGAGCATATCACAACAATACCAATTATTTCAATTCTACATCGGATCCATTTTTTGACACTCATGGAGTTTCATTTGTTGATAACAAAAATAACATTACTTATGTGATTTATAATAGCTCTGGTGTGGATGTCATTAAAAACAATATTAATAGTAATGTTGATTCATTAACTACTGAAAGTTTTCCAATGAATAGTGTTAAATATTCAGCAAGGTTTACCGAATTTGGAGGAACAGTCACTCTAGCATTGAATTTGTTAACAAATGGATCAAATATAATTGATACAAATGGAACGATTACATATACTTCAACATATACAACAACAAGTAGTATATCAATTGTTCGCCCTAATTTTTATTTAAGCAATGATAATATATTAGCATCGACAACAACATCACCATATTATGACACATATGGATTTGCATTGTTCGACTCATATAATCAAATTTATTACAATATTAAAAATGTGAGCGGGACTGAAACTATATATTTTAATCGAACACGCACAGGAGCCAATGTGCTTCAATTTGGACAACCTGATACTATGATTGTTAGCGTATATGTTCTTCAAGGAGGATTCAATTTAGCAAAAGGAACGGTACAAATTACTATAGCATTAACAGTAGATTATAATAGTAATCATATTAATGCTTTACTTGGTTCTGTTTTTTACACTAGTAATAATTTAATATCAAATGATGCACTAGGATTTACGAGTTATTTTAGTAATGATAATATGCTTCGTTCGCTTGTGATACCTAGATTTGATTCAAGTGGATTTTCATTTATTGACGGTAATAAAATGCAATATAATCTTGTTAATTCAGGATCGACAGATATTATTAGATATACTGGTCCAATTGGATTAGATCCAACAACTGATAGTTTAGGAACAAATTTAATATTATCCTATCAAGCTACTTTTGCCACTTTTGGAGGAACAACATTCAGTCTTAGATTAACATATAATCCTAATACAAATGTAATATCGGCTGTATCTGGAACGATTACATATACAAATACCTATTCTACTACATTAGCGATTAATATTGTATCAGTTGGAGATTATGTTGGTAATGACAATACATTTTTATCTACATCAGTAGCCCCTTATTTTACAACTGGAGGATTAGCATTTGTTGATAATACAAATAGTATGCAATATAATATTCATAAATCTGGTTCGGCTGATATTTTAACATATACTAATTCTACAACAACTACATTTAATTATGATATTTTGTCACATTTTACAAATTATTATTTGTATCAAAATAATTTTAATGCATTTTCGGGAACAGTATCGATGAATTTATATCCTATGATTACTTCTGGTGTTATAACAGGATTTAATACAACTGCGGGAATAAGTGCTATTTATTATTCGGCTACTTCAACAAACATTACTAATATTAGTATTTTGCCTATTGGAAGTTATTTAAATAATGATAATATGGTTGTTACTAGGCACCCATATTTTACATCAAATGGATTTGCGGTTATAGATCATACCAATAATTATTATTATAATGTGCATCGGTCAGGAGGTAGAGATATAATCACATATGCCACTAATTCAAATACGACTTTTACATCAGATAGTTTGGGAGGTTCTCCTAGCGCGCAATATCAAGCATCATATAGTGATTTTGGAGGAACAGTTACATTTAATTTAATATTAACCTACACAAATTTTAGTTCCAATGTTATTAATGCAGTTTCAGGAACAATTACATATACTACAACTTACACAACAACAACTAATGTTAGTATTTTAGGAACTGGAACATATTTTGGCAATGATAATGTCATTGCTTTGGCTACTACTATTCCATATTTTTCAACTTCTGGTTTGGCATTCAAAGATAATACAAATAATATTAAATATAATATTCGATCTAATGGAACGACTGATATTATCATTAATAATACAAATAGAAGTAGTGTATTTAATTTTAGTAGTATATCACCAGCATTTTTACGCTATAAAGTAACATTTAATCATGCAACATCAAATGCAATTCAGGGAGCCGTAACTATAGATGGAGTTATATTTTTTACAAATTATGGAACAGATTCTATTATATATAATTATTCAAATACAATTACTTATGCGGATGGTCATAGGTCATTTTTGGTATATACACAATCGCCAGGAACTGTTGTATCTGGATTACCATTTGTTAACGATAACAAACTTTTATTTCAAAAACCATATTTTACTGCCAATGGAATTACTATTTGGGACAGTCAAATGAATATTTATTACAATATTAACTCGAGCAATAGTTTAGGCACAACTGGATTGGATATTATTGCAAATAATATTGATTCAGAGATGAATTTTTTCACAAATGAAGCTCTTATTTTTGGAAATACAATAGAATATAATGGAAGTTTTCAAGCATTTAATGGCACAATTAATTTATATTTAAGATTAATAGTTGATAAAAATGTTGTCATTGGACTCGCAGGAACACCAACGAATAATTCACAAATTACATATCTTTATACAGGAGTCAAATGGGGAACTAGTATTTATAGTATCGTATTGCCCCAAAATACTTACATGAATAATGATAATTTAATATATTCAACCAAATCACCATTTTTTGGAACCAATGGATTGTCAATTTACGATGTTACCAATAAGGTATATTTGAATATCCGTAATTATGGTGGAGCCGAAGTATTAAGTTTTAATTTTAATTCGCCTCAAGGTTCAGATACATTCACTTTTGAAAGTATAAAAACATCTAGTAATTTCGCATTATCAAATGGGCTTAGCACGAGGAACACCGATATAGTATATTATATGCCATCTACAACAGGTTCGTATACAGTTAATACCGATTTAGAAAAATTATTACTGGATTCGATTAATAATGCTACTCCAAACTTTGCATGGGTTAATGAATTAGGACATCGAATGATGAGTTCCATTCAATTATCAATAGGAGGACAACCGATCGAAGCCCCGTATACTCCAGAATTATTGCACTTTTTATACAAATTATCATATGACCAAAATCAATCTCGAGGATATAATATTATGATTGGAAATACACCAGAAATGTCAACTATTGCAACAACTCAAAGATCGATCACAAGATTATATGTTCCTATACCCTATTGGTTTGATTATGACAATAGTCTTCCTTTAGTATCAATGATGTATGCTGATGTAGTATTAGATATAGGTATTAATGATTTGAGTAATTTATTGTATATTGATAGTGGAGCTACTTTTTCAAAACAACCAAAATTAGGATGTAAATTATTAGTAGGATATGCATATGTTGAGGAAGAATATCGAATGAAAATGGCACAATCGAAATCAGAATATTTGATAGAAAAAATGAACTATAATAGAGAATTGTATTATAGTCATAATGATTTAATTGTTACATCAGGTTCAACAGACACAACAAATTATAATAATGTTTCATTATCACAAGTTAATCCAACATTTCATATTAAATTAAACATAGAAGATCCAACTAAATATCTAATTTGGTATTTAATATTTGAAGATCCAACAACTGTTCAACCTCAAGATGTATTAAATTGGAATCAATTTGGATATAATGTTAGAGATAGTAATGGAAATATGGTCAGTTATTCGGATATTGTTAGCACGATGACCATTTATTTTGGTGGAACAGTTAGAGAACAAGGCAAGTCAGAGAACTTTTATAAATGTGTTCAACCATACAGAGCAATGTGTGCATCACTAGATAGTGGAATGTATATGTATAGTTTTGCATTGTATCCTTCGATGTTACAACCGTCAGGAACTGCAAATTTTTCAGAAATGTCTGATTGTTTCTTGGATATCGTATTTAATTCAACCATAACTCAATTATTAATTGATAATCCAAATTTGCGAGTCAAATCAGGCTTGTGGGGTTGTGCATATAATGTATTGAGAGTTATGAGTGGTTGTGCAGGATTGGCATTCTTTAAATAAAAATTGAAATTTTTAACAGTTTGAAAGACCCATAACGAACGATTTTACATTACTAATTCTCTAGACTTCAGTGAACATGGCTTATGGCATTGTGCGTCAAACTCGTAATGTTAGCTACTGGGAGGACGGGAGCCGAACCTACGAAGGCGTCTACCCTTCGGAAGAGGTTGATGGCATGTATGAGCCTCGCTGGGACTACCTCGAGGACGGGCGTTTGGGCGAGCGGTCTGTAATGGCACAGACTGTTCGTTCTGCGGAGATCCCAATCCCTGCGTGGATTGTGCGAGGGCCGCCCTTCCGCGTATGGGAACTGAACAACATGGTGCCCCCTGACGATGCCGATAACAGTGATGCATACACTGTTGTCGATGGTGATTGGGTGCGAATCCGTTTGCCAGTTTACGAGCCAACAACGGACAGTCATTCGCCGATGATTGTTGGACACTTCCGAGTGTTGGTGTTGGACTACGCTGAGTTCCATGGAGATGGATCTCACAAGCTGGTGGCTGATCCCGCCCAAAACGAGTTCGTCGCCTACCGTGACGATGGTGATTGGTTCGAGTTGCTGGTGCGAATTGAGCCTCTCTGAGCGAGGCTGTGCAGTGTTTGTGAAATTTCTAATTTTGCAAAAACTGAAAAAGTTGATTTATTAATTATAAGTTCCTATTATTTTTATTATATTATACTTCATGGAAACTACTACATCAGAAGAAATTCTTGAGCTTATGAATACTTCTAAATTCATGGATCATATGACTTTAGAATATTTGAATTCACTAGATGATGATGACATTATTTCTGTTAGAAGAAACAATAAATTAGTTGGCGTGTTAATAACTAAGCCATCCTATTTATATAAGAAATCTTGGACGGCGAAATTCGAATTACCCAAAGATTCTTATGCGATATGTCAATTAATTGTTAGACCAGAATATCAGAATAAAAAAATTGCGACACATATGATAGAAGAATTTATTAAGAAACATAATACAAAGTGTTTAACTCTAAGTGTGTCATGTGAAAATGAGAATGCAATCCAATTTTATGAAAAACTTGGATGGAAGAAACTAGGAACTTTTGATTACAGAACAGAGACTACCCATAATATCGATTTGAAATTGTATATTTACAGATTATCAATATAAGAACATATGATAAAATTCATCTTTAGGTTTTCCAAGTTGATTCATTTTAATGATTTCTTTTATTCCTTCATTCAAATTAGGAACTTCAAACTTGGACTTGAAAATATTATAGGCAATTTCAGGGATATAATTTTGTTTATTTTTGAGATATCTATATGAATTATTATGTTTTGATAATTCTAAACTAGTTGTCATATTGATGACTCGAACTGTATAATTATGTTTCTTTGCTAAATCAATCCAAGTTTTTCTTGTATCAGAACTCGGATTAGTAGCATCAATAATAAGTGATTTATTATCACCTATTAAATTTATTGCAAATTTAATACATTTTGCTTTAGTTTTGAGAATATCTTGATTAATTATTTCGTATTTATAAGTATCATGAATTAATTTCGATACATAAGATTTGCCTGAAGCAGGAAATCCAACCATAATAATTATTTCTTTTTCTTGAGGTGCAAATTTAAGTTTAGTATTTTTGATATCTTTAACATTAGGATATTCTATTTTGGGAATTCTGGATTGTTTTCCTTCGAAAAATAATTCAGGAGTTAGGAATTTTAATCCACAATTTAGAGCAAATTTATAATCAGTATCACGATAATCATTTTTTCTACCAGCCGAATCACCACAAAAGAAACTATTTTCAAAATCTATCTGATCATGATCAGGGATTATTTCTAAGAAGAATGTTGGAAATGGTTTCCTGTAAATATTATGACCAGTTGAACAGAAAACATATAGATCTAAATTTAATTTTTTTTGTATATTATCGAGTTTCCTAATCCATCTATCAGGTTTTTCTTTTCCTGAATCGATACCAGCTTGATTAGAAACTATAACGATACAATAATCTTTCAATTCAGATAGTTTAGTTTTAACATTTTTAAATCTAAATATCCAATCATCTTCATTAATAGCAAATTTCTTTCCTGATTTTGTTACGATGAGAGTATTATCCAAATCAAATAATGCTAATTTGGTTTTGAATTCGAATTCATTTGAGACGCCTAATAGATATTCATTATTTTTAATCCATTTCATAATAATAAATATAATATATTTGATTATTTATCTTAAATTTTTCAATTTTTTGAGTTTTAATATAGAAATATTTTTTAAAAATATAATTATAAATGTCTAGCAATCTATATCAGGCAATTAATTATGATGATTTATTATACCTTATGAAACAGCAAGAAAAAAAGAGTGTTGTATTGACTATGGTTTTACTCAATACAAATGATAAAATGAAAACCATGTTGAGAAAGTATATCAAGAAAAAATCTTCAGAATATCCTGATACTTTATTCATATATTATGTTGCACGAGACAATGATTTTACTAAATCACCTCAAAGCTTATTTGACGACAAATCTAGATTTCCAAAAGTATTACACATATTTAATTTCACAGAATTATTAGCTGAAGTTGCACAAATTGATAACACTGAGTGTATTGATCAATCATTTGATGAATTAAAAGGATTTTATGACGAATATCGAAACAAGAATCGATATCAACATCAACCTGAAGAAATCATTGAGAAAATGAATCCTGAGACAGAACGAAAGCGTTTGGAAGAGAAGTTGAATATTTTATATGAAAAGACTAAAACATACGAAATGGAGTTTTTAGAGGATTGTATGAATCGAAAAAAAGAAGAAGAAAAGGAAGAGAAAAAGAAAAAAAAACTCGCCAAATAATTTTTATATAATATATTATTATGGAAGAGGATAATAAATATACATTCTGGTTAAATGATTTCTCAGTATTATATAAGAATGGCAATTATTTGCGATTCTTTCCAACAAGTGATATGTCTCGGGTTGAGCAAATGAATGCGGTGACAAGATTGTGTTTATATGTGATAATTTTATTGGTTGGATTTCAGAAAACAGAAAACTGGATTCAAATTCCAATTATCATTATGGTTTTTGTTTTAATACTTTATTACATATTTGAATTCGATAAAGAAGGGAAAGTAAGAGAACTATTCCGAATGAATAAGCGAGAAGATCTCAATAATATGTCAAAAGATACTACTTCAAATCATGGAGATGATGATGACGCAATATATAATATAGAATCAGGATATATTGATCCTGATAATAATTATAAAATTGGACCATATTATGGTTCTCAAAATCCAAGTCAATCAATTGAACCACGACTAAGCATGGATCAACAAAATGAATATAAAAATGCTTCATGTAAGAGACCTACACCAAATAATCCATATATGAATCCTGATGTAAGTGAATTTGATCAATATGATCCTCCTAAAGCATGTAATGTTGATGATAATGATATCAAAGAAAAAGCAAGGTTATCATTTAATGATAATTTATTTAGAGATGTGAGTGATGTATTTGAGATACAAAATTCTCAAAGACAATTTTACACTGTTCCTCAAATGAATCCCCCAGATCAAACAGCATTTGCGAATTGGCTTTATAGACAGACAGGTTCTATCTGTAAAGTTAATCTAGCAAATTGTCTAAGATACGAAGACCTTAGATATACTTCTGGACATCAATTCCATGTTAATTAATAATGTTTCACATTATTAATTTCGCGGGTTCGCGGAGCGAATCTTGAATGTTTGGTTGGTGAGAATAAAAACCTTCATTTTTAGTTTTCACAAACAAGTGAAGCTTATTTTGAATCTTAATTGTTCAATCATTTGAAAAAATAAAAGTTTTTCAAATTGGTTATATTTTAGATATGATATTTATACATTCTATCACATCTTCTTATTCTTATCCATCATGTTTTTCATATTTTGCATCTGTTGAGAAGCGGTTTTCATCATTTGCTTATATTCATTTTGATTAATATTCTGACCATTAGTAACTTTATTGATAATCTTTAATGGTAATTCGAGAGATTTGAGTAATTCTTGATTAATTGGATTACCATTCTTATCCTTCATATTCTTGAGAACATTTTCACTATCATTCAAATATTTGACAAATGCACCAATTGTCTTGGCTACTTTACTCTTGTCTAGTTTAGATGATGTTTCTTCGAGAGCCCCTTGGATAGAATTGACGATATCTTCCATACCAGCATTTTCATTTTTACCAATGGCATTTAATACAGTGTTAATCAAGCTTGAACATGCTTCGACAACTTCAGGATCATCTGAACCTACTAATTCACGAACTTTATTTTTAATATCATCTTCATCTATATTCTTCAATTGTTCTCTTAATTCTGATGCGAGTTTGTTTAATGATGATGAATCGAAACCAAACACAGACAAAATAGAAGACATTTTAAGTCCAGCAGGTTTTTCGATATCCTTGATATCTTTATACATTAATGAAATATCGTAGTTTTCTTCATCGTCTTTGAGTAATCCAACATATGGGTTAAATATTACACCATCCACAACAACACCAAGATTTGCAATTTTCTCTTTTAATTTTGGCAATGCTTCAGTAACCATTTGATTTTTCTTATCACTATTAATTTCATTGATCATTTCAGCTGATGAAACATATAACATACAGAAATGTCCCCAAAAAGTATTTAGTTCTTCTTTAGTAAATTTGTCAACTATTAATTTTAAATTTAATCCAGGAATTATCGTAACAATTGATCCTTTAGTGTCTCTCAAATTGAATAAGTCTAATGATTGTTCAGGATATATTTTGTCAAAATTTCTAGTGATGACTTTATAAACTTTCTTGATAATTTTTCCACGATCAAATTTGACTTCTGAATCAGTAAAGCCTTGTTTCAAATCATTACAAGCTTTTTTGAATGTTTCATAATTTTTGGAAGTTAATCCTAATTCGTCTACTTTGTTAATACTCATTTTTAGAATCTCAAATAATGATACAATAAAATATTGTTGATAGTTGTAGAGCTTGAAGTTGGTATCCATAATAATATTATCTATATTTTATTTCTTTATAATTAAACGAGTTAAGTTATAATCTAGATATTCTTATTTTGAAAAATCGTAGATTTTTCAAAATAAGAATTATGCGAGCATCTCTCGCGAAACAAAAGAAAAATTGATATTCAAATTGATTACAAAAATAGAAATTATTACTGTAATCAAAATATGTTATATCAATTTATTATCAACTGTCTTGGATATCAATTATATAAAAAAGAGAATGTTGATAATTTACCATTAGATATTGAAAATGGAACAGTTATTATTCATGAAATTCGTGAAACTAAAATAGATAGAATATTATTTTTCATGAAAATTTTATATAACTTGATCATTATTAGTTTGATTTCATGGTCAGTATTATATTCTCTAATATTGTCCATTGAACAAAAAGATATTAGTATTATTGGAAGAAATAGTTTTCAAATTATATTTACATCACAATATGTTATTGGATTATTATATTTTAATAATGATCATCTTGATAGTATCATGATGAAATATTTAGAAATTAAAAATAATATCTTGAAATTAATCCCATTCGCATTATTAGGTTCATTAATATTTACTATTATGATAACTATTATTGTAAGTTATCATAATAAAATTCCAAATGCATTACAATATATATATAATGTTTCATTAGTTCTAACATTCATACAAAATTTCTTTAGTTATTTTACATTTTTTGTTAATACAACCATATTTACAATAATTATTTTGAATCATAAAAATAAAATAGTTATTAAAACTAATAAAATAAAAGAACATATTAAATCATCTGTTATATTTGAAGGGAAAATTTCAGGAATAACACTTGATATAGTTAGACTTAGAGATGAATATAATGAGAGTGTTGAACAATTAAACCCATTTTTTGCTTCATTAAGTATATTAACATTAATATACTTTTCTTTTTTGATTGGTTATGAAGATATATATAATTTTAGCCCAATTGATTGGATCAATTTGAGCATCTTTCTTGTAATAATATATATCTACATCAATTCAGCCCAAAAATTAAGATCATCAATTGATAATATTGCAAATATTATTACGAGATCCATATATACTAATGATTGTTTTGGAAGAATGAATAAAATCGAATACGATTCTAAACAAAATCACGATAATGATAATATACATGAAACTATTATCGATATGCATATTTGCATATCAAGTATGTATGAGAATATGGCAATTATTAATTTGCAAAAAGTTATAGAATTACAATGGAACACTTTTCAAATATTCGGAATACAAATAACTGATACGGGCTTGATTCAAAAAGTATTTAGTATTTTGATTGTGATTACTATCTCGAGTAATTTACAGTTGAGTATATTTGGGAACTAAGATTATTTTATAAAAAATTTCATTTTTTATAATATAATGTATATCCATTCGACAAATAACAAAATAGATAAAATTAGAACAGTTAGACAAAGAATAACATTCAAACCAACAGGAATCTGGTTTGCAAAAAATAAAGATTGGATAAATTGGAGTAAAAAGAATCTTAGTAACAAAATATATAAATATAATTATCGAATAACATTTCATCAGACCAAATTTGATATTAGAGATAAGGATAAAGTTCTTATGATCAAAACATTTGATGATCTAGTCAAGTTCACAATTAAGTTTGGGAAAAAACATAAGAGTGTCATATTTGATCATATATTTATTGATTGGAAAACCGTTTCAAAATATTATGGCGGAATTTGGATTGGTAAATTAAGTCATGATGCAAATGACGAAATAAAAAAAGTATTTAAGTGCAAAGAACGATGTTCTTTATGGACTTATACTTTAGATATTGCGTCTGGATGTATTTGGAATAAGTTAGCGATTAAAAAATTGGAAAAAATATAGTTTAAAGAATATCAATATTATATTTATATGACACTTGAACAAGAGCTATCTGGAATAAATATAGAAATCCAACAATGTATGATGATGTTTAATTCTATCATGAAAGATCTAGCCGAAATATTAATCAAACAATTTCCTGATGAAGTCATATTGAAAACATATTATGGAGTCATTAAAGAAACTTTAACCATGAAACCTCAAGATCCAATTAATAAGTTCGTATTTAATATTTATAAAAATAAAGAGTATCGGGAGAATATTAAGACAGGTAATGATGAATTCTTTAAGAACTCTAAAAATATCAAAGATTTAAATCATGGTTTATTTTTTCAATTCACTTTGTATTGGGACAGATTAAATAAAGAAAAACAGAATTATATTAAGAGTGCTCTTAAAACCATGATCGATATAGTTGAAATATATATCGTCAAAAGAGATGATGGTAATATAATTAAAGAGAAGATGGTGGCAACACTTAAGAAGAATTAACTGTTCAATATCGCATTCAAAGTGCTAACTTGTTGTTGTTCCATATTTGTTTTTACACCAGTATCCTGATCACTTCGTGTATCTTGTAATTTTTTCATTAGATTAGTTTGTTGATCTTGATTTAGTTTTTTCTGAGTATATTCATTTTCATTGAAAACTAGAATACGATATTGATCATCACATTTATAAGGCAAGAAAGATTTGGGTTGTGATGATTCTAATTCTTTAGTCATATCATCATTCCAATATGCATATGAATCTGAGATTCCTTCAGATTCATTTTTTTGATAATCATATAGACCATCTTTAATATTGTTTTTCATGGTAGCCATTTGAATTAGTTTACGATTATGCATAGTTTGACTAATTGCTTTTTGTCTTTGATTTTCGATAATAGCTTGAAGCCATTTAAAGGTATTTTCACCTTCGATGACTTGAGATTTTCCATTAGGATGGGGTATAACTAGTGTTGGAACACATCGTAGATTAAAAGATACTAATTGAGTATCTGACATATCATCAACACATTTATTATTAAATTTATCTAACAAACACTGATTACTCAATAATGTCATTAAATGCTTACACGATTTACAAGTTTTACTATAGAATAGAATTCCAATACTCATTATAATATAGTATAGATGCAAAAAATTGAAAAACCAACTTAAAAACAATTATTTATTAAGAATAATTATATTACATGTCTAAAAAAAAGTTCGATATTGGAGTTAAGTCTGTAAAATATGAAAAATCAGACGGATTATCTCAAAGCACATTAGAGTTTAAGATATTTGGTAAAGATGTCAATGTGAAAATGGTTAATGCTATTCGAAGAGTAGCAATGAAAAATTTGCCCGCTTATGGATTTCCATCAGAATTGATTACCATTAATGCTAATACATGCACGGCATTTCATAATGATTATATGAGAGGAAGGTTGTCCCGATTACCAGTTCCAAAAATAGATCCTAAAATATTCTTTTTGGCTGAGAAATATTGGTATAAGGTAAATTATGCTGATAATACACGAGAAAAACATCCAAATGAACAATCAATAGAAGCGTATTTGAATTATTATAATGATACTGATGAGATTGTATCAGTGACAACTAATCATTTAACAACATATGTTGAAGGAGAAGAAACACCTAATTTATATAATCCTAAATATCCTATTGTGTTGATTGAATTAAATCCGAAAGAAAAATTTCAATGTCATATGAAGGCTACTTTAGGAGTAGCAGAAAATAAATCGTCATGGATAGGAGTGAGAAACATTTATTATGACGAACTTGAAGATGAAAAAGATACATATTTAATGACAGTTGAGGGTAATTGGCAATATACTGAACAAGAAGCTATTATTAGATCGTGCCAATTCATTATTTATAGATTAAATGAATTCAAGAAAGATTTTCAAGAAAAGATAGACAAGAAAGAGATATTGCCAGAAAAAAATATTCATCTTTATCTCGAGAAAGAAAGCCATACTTTTGGGGAATTGTTGAATTATGAATTTCAAAGCAATAAGGATGAGATTGCTTCATCAGGGATTACACAACCTGATAGATTGGTCAAAACTATATTGATCAAAATAGAATCCAAAGACGATTCATCACCATTTAAAGCAATGTTGAAATGTGTTGATGTTTTGATTAGCAAATTTGAATACATGGAGAAAGTGTTTGAGAAAGCATTCAAATAAAAATTTCTTTATCTATATCATGACAGATATATATAAAGACATATTTAAAATTTCTAATGATCTGATTGAAGATGGTAAATTATGCACGATAGATTTGTTTTTAGGATTAGATGAATTTTTGAACGAAAAATCACAAGGAGCAGATTCGATTGAAATGATACAATGGTTTCAAACATTTATGACACATCATGATGGTTTATTGAAGAAATATATTAGTAATGATGTTGAGAGAAGAGAAACATTGGGTAAGATTAATGTTGAGTTTACAGTAAATTTTATGCAAAAAGTAAAAACTTGTCAAAAAATAGATAAAGATTTTGATGTAATTATTGATGAAATTAATAACAGAAAAAATACAATTGAAAACATAATTATAAAATTAATTGACTTGATCGAAGATATAGATGTAAAACATCTAGCAACGAAATTATCTCGAATAATCAAAAAATCTGATTCAGAAGGATATGGTCGAGAATATATTTCGAATTATTTTAAACAAATAACAAAATTATATGAATCTCGTGGAGATTCATCACAAAAAATAAATGCTTTGCGATTAGTTGTAAATAATCATTTTCAAAATTTATATATTGATGAGCTTGTTAAACAAATCAATGATTATACATTTTTAGTAACAGGTATCGCAGGACATGCAATAGGATATTTGTTTAGGAAAATCGATAATTATAGACATGAGGTTGTATTTTGTAATAGTGGTGATGGTTTACAATATCATGGAATTTCTAAAGATGATCCAAGATATTATACATGTATTTATGTTTATGAAACATATTATATAAACAAATTTATAGCTTCTTTATTTAATTTACAACTTTTGGAATTTGCCAAAAAAAATCCATCAACAACTGATATTTATTTAGCTGTGATTAGCTGTTTAGGTAGCGATGTTTTATATCAAAGAATAGATGGAAAAATATTAGATGAAAGAATATTGGATGATACTACAAAAAACAAATATAGTATGATTCCACAAAAGTCAGGATTATGCACATTTATGGCATGTTATTTACCATTTTGCTATTTAATAACAGATAAATCACAAACTCAAATTAATAATAATTTAATTACATTATATGGTGAGTTAGCTTTATCATCGATAAAAAAAATATTAGGTATTATTAGACAAAATATATCAAAATGTGATCAAAGAATATTTGAAGCATTATTAGAAAAGATTAGATATATTAAAACAATAATTAATTTGGAATCGATTCATATCGATATTAAATCTATTGAGACATTATTTATTGATTTATATAATAAAAAATATAATTTGCAACAAAATTACAATCATCTATATGAATCCTCAACAATTTCTAATCACTCTGCAAATGGTTGGAAAGATTCAAATTTATATAAATTTCACATATCAAATTCCGTTCAAAATATCCCTAAATTATGTATTTTATCTGAATATTTAAGAAATGGCATAACAAAAGTTGTCGAAGATTCAAAATATGATGAAATAATCGATTTGAATCCAGATAATATTGATATTATTATCGATTATTTCAATGAATTTGTTACAAAGGATTCACCAATTGAACTACCATATGAAATGGGAAATATTTATAAGGATTCATTTTTATCATGTATGATCAAAATACCATTTGATTTAGTCAATTATATTAATAAAAAAGGGATAAATATTTCAAATATATATCAGGATAATTTATATCCGAAATTTATGAATCTTTATAAACTGTATACAAAATGGATTATCACTATCAAAAAAAATAGACCAAATGATCCTAATTTCGAGGTATATAAATATGCATTTGTTATACTCTTTAATATGATTATTAAAAATGAGTTAACAACATTAATTAATAAACCAACTTATCAGTTTATGATGAAAACTAAATTGGAACCTCAAGTTAATCATACCATTAATTCTGACGGATCTTATGATATAAGTGGTTATAAATACAAATATGAAACAACTAGAAGTATAGATATTCGAAATAATAAAATTGGAGATATATGTCAAGATTTTTTATATAATCTAGATGATTATCCTGTATTAGATGGTGATGTATATCATGATATTGATATTTTGAATAATTTATTAAAGAAATATGTTATTATATGGTTCAATAATGAAGAAGAATTATCATTACTTTTGACATTATTATTAGAAAAATCAAATAGCGAAATCGATAAACAAATTTTTTATACATCCCATTTTGGCAATATGACTAATACAATACCAGAATTTAAATCGATTTTTAATTTTGATACATATGAAATTGAATATAAAATTGATCATCATTATGCAAAAATGGCTATAGCATTTCCAGATATCTATAAAAGTGTAATTGATACAGACGATATTAAATTATTGAAAATTTATTTGGCATATTTTCAAATTATGTATGCCACAAAATGTAATACATTATTTCATTCTGATAGTAATAATATGGAACTACGATACATACCATTTTCAAAAATAAGATTTGTTTTAGATAATTTAATTTCAATGGATACATTCAAAAAAACAAAAACACTATATTTCAAACTAGATTTTGAATTTTCTACAGAATCAATAACTCATAAAAATAGATCATACGATATTACGCGAGTTGATAATACTTGTTTTATTGAGAAAACTCAAGATGAAATATCCAAAGACGAAGATAAGAAAAAATTTAGAGAGATTCAAAATGTCACATTTTCATATATGCACAATATACTAAAATATATCAAAACAAATGACGATATATATTTGAGAGAAAATATTATTATTCCATTTTATTCATATGGGAAAAAAACTGGAACAATTGCAAATGAAACAATTAAATATTATTATTATGATTATGATAACACACATTATGAAAATACATATATTGATTTATTATTCAATGACGAGAATATGAAAATTATAGAGGATTATATTAAAAACATTAAACACATGAATGATGAAACATATCATATTTTAATGTATATACTTTCTTATTTGTTACGAGTCAAACATAAATTTAATATATTTATTGAATTATGTGATACATCCAAGGATAATCCATTTAGATTATTTACGGTAGATGTTATTAGAAAAATGCCAATTATCGAAAATAGACTTAGATTTGCATCGATATGTTTTGAAATAGCTGTAATTGTAAACAAAGATTTAGCATCTGATTATTTATTATTAATTCAGGAAACAATTCTTGAGCTAGGAACTCAAGAAAAAAAAATTGTGAATAATATAAAATATGAAAGTAAATCTGAGGAATTTGATATCGATATTATGTTTTGTCAGAATATTACATTACAAAACGAAAAATTAAAATACACACCACACAAGATGGGAACAAAATCCTATTATTCAGTTTCACCAACTGATAGTTATTATAAAATATTGCCATCAATTGCAATATATTTACAATTTCTAGTCAAATATAATCGTAATATATATAATTTACCAGCAGGAAGAAATGCACTTTATTACAATCAACAATTTAAAAAAACAGTGAGAAATGTAGATGTATCAAATGATATTAAACTATATGACATTCGTAGTGAAAAACAAATTATTATTGATCTACATTATCTAAAAAATATTCGAATACATGATATACAATTTAATGAAATTACAAAAATATTGTCCGATATCTATCCTATCAATAATATTTTTTATAATTTTAAATATGAATTAACAGATGATGGAATGATTGTTGATATATTTAAACCATATTTTACAAATGATTTCAATTTAATCACTTATTATAATTGGGAATTGCTTGATTCAGAATACAAAGGAACAAAAATAGATTCTCATAACGGATTTTTAGCAGATAATATATATATTGTTTTAGATAGTGCTGATATGTATTCGATTTATAGGCTACGAAATTCTACAAAAGAATATTTAATTAATAATTCAAATTTATTCCCTGAAATATATGATACATTTTTGCATGTTTGCAACAAAACAAATATTATGTTATGGGTTAATGAACTTGGTAAAATTTCATCAGTTGATTTGATACCATATAAAATGAGATTTGAATGGAAATATAATTTAATGGGATTAAAAATTATTATTGATGAACAATATGAATTAATTAATAATGAATATAGATGGATGATTAACAGATGGATTGTTAACACAAAAAATAGTTTTTTAATAAAAGAACATAATACTGATAATAATTATATACTCGTATTTCAAAACAAAAAAATAGAAAAAAAAACAGAAGAAAAGAAAGAAGAAAAGAAAGAAGATCTTGATTATATTATTAATTGTTCAATAACTTATCAATCTAATGAATACTATTCATATAAAATTCCGATTCATAACATATTACATGTGCCACATACAGATAATGAAAAAGCATTACGATTATTATTTATATCGTATATTAAATCAAATTCAATTGGAAATATATTGGATTTACATGCACATTTCAAAAATATTAAACTTGATGCAAAAAATTACACAGGTATTTTTAGTAATATTATTTCGAATATATTTGATCATGCACATGTTCTTGAAAATATATCATATCATACTATTTCATTGAGAACACCTTATGATATTATTCCAGAAAAATCACGAATCAAAAGTTTGTCGATAGCTGATATTATAGAGGAATATCGTAAGAAATTCCGTGATTTACAATATCAAATATATCACCATATTATTAACGATATCGCAACATTTGACACAGCCAAGAACAAGTTTACTATTAGTAAAGATTTTTTAAATACTCGTATATATAATTATGAATCAATGAGATCGTCTGATGTATTAAATACATTGCTAAAATTATATTTTATAACTCAAAAAAGTGCATTTTGTGATTTTTTAGATATAAGTACCCATATTTTTACAACACAAAATACAACAAATGTAGATGATAATGTTTTTAAATGGATGATATCATATGATAAAATTGTATCTGAATCTGAACCATATTATATACCTAAACACTATTTTTCATATGATAATCATTTAATAGATGGTAAGTTGAAAAATATAACACAAATAATGGCAATATTTGAATATATAAAAAAAATAGATAGTTCCTATAATCCTAAGTGTATCCAATTTAAAATACCAACAATTGAAATAAAATCGTATACATATGATTTTAATATTGAAGATGATGCTGAATCAAAATTAAATAATTTGATTGATAGTTATTTATTTCCAGATAAGAGTATTGCATCTGATGTATATTTGAAACTTTTTTCTGGTATTACTCCAAATATTACTACATTTTATTATACACAATTAATGAAAAAAGATAACACAATGTTCAGTATATTATTTAATAGATTGATCAAAAAATATGAAACACTAAAAATAACAAATGAAAGCATCAGATTGAATTTGATAGATGTTAAAAAGAGATATGAAGGTAAAACATACAATACAAATCCTCTAGAATTTTATTATCAAACTGTATTGGGTTTTTTTGTAACTGATGCTCAAATTAAATTAGTTGATAATGTATTTAATGATATAAGTGAATTTTCTACAGAATTTCAAAGTGGTGGAGTTCAATATATTATATCTAGATTAACTGATAATAAACGAAATTTTAATAATAAACCAAGGAAAAGCAGAATTCATAATTTAATTATGGGAGGTGGAAAAACAAGTATGATTACTCCCCTTGTTATTCTTAGATATCTTCAGTGTTATTCAATGCAAGTATCTTGTGACGAATACAAACATAATGAGTTACATATATATAGTAAATGGCGGCATCCAGAAAATATTTTTATTATTTTACCAGAAAATCTCGTTGAACAATCAGTGACTTTATTAAGAGCAAATCTATCATTCTATTTCCCTATTATTATTGACAAATTTGTAGAAGATAGAACACAAAAAAAATTCGAATCAGCTACTAGTTCAAAATCAGATCCTAAAACTTCAGTTTATATCACTAGTGATGTTAGTTTAAAATGTGCATTGATAAATAACTATGAAATAGTTAGACAAAGATCTACTCACAATATTTATTTATTTGATGAAGTAGATACAATTCTTAATCCAAATGTATCCGAATTAAATTATCCAATAGGAAAACCAATAAAATTGAGATATTATTCAGATTGGTTTAATGTAATTTTTGATGTTATGTTAGAAATATTTCATAATGAAACCAGAAGTAAAAATCCAGAATTGAATGCAATATTAACCAAATATATGAATTCGTTTGTTCTAATTCCTCATTTTCATATTATCGATAAAACAACAGGATTAATTCCAGAAATAATTGAATATGCCAAAAAATATATCATTGAAAATATACATATACCTGAAGTTTCTAATATTTTGAAAGGAGAACAAGATATACATTCTATCAGATATACCGATAATAAAAAAGTAATTGATATATTATATACAATTTATCAATTTATTGACCAAGCATTACCTTCATCATTAATATATATTAGCAGAGCTAATTATGGTATAACAGAAACATCAAAAATTATTATTCCATTTGCATATGTAGAATCACCTGTAGAAGGTTCGCAATTTTCCAATCCAATGATTGTATTAACATTAACTATTATTGAATATATTGTTCAAGTTAAAAAACTAGGAGAAAATATTATCGATGATATGATTAAGGTAGTTCGAAAAGGATATTTATCTGTTGTATCATCAATCCGATCCCAAAGTCAAATATTTAAAGAATATAGTAAGCTATATGATGAATCTGAAAGTCAAATACCATTAGAAAATTTAGATTCTGTTTCACAATTAGGAAAGAAAGTTGATAGGTTTAGTAAAAATATAGTTTTTATTAGGGAATATTGTAAAACAATATGTAATATAATTGAAATAGATTTAGAACAGAAAAATGTTAGTGGTGTAGATTTAGTAATGTCATTCAATTTTCAAAATAAATCGGGTTTTACTGGAACACCAACTATACCATCATTTATAGATATCGATGATAAAGATACTATGACGATTGAACCATTAGCAAAAAGCACACAAAATCTAATGGATCAAGCTATTACAAATTCTAGTATATATAAATGTTTCATTTCATCATCAACAAAAAAACTCGATTATTTAAAAATAATTTTAGAAGCAAATAAACATATTAAAGTATTGATAGATATTGGACAACAATTAGTTGGATTGGATTACAAATTAGTTTATCAAACAGTGAGAGATATTTACAAAACAACTATTTCAAAATTTGTTTATTGGAATGATGAACATAAACCAATAGAAATTGATGCGAATGATGATTCTGAAAAATTATGGGACAAAATAGAAAACTCTAATATATTTTATTATTATGATAATCAACATACAATAGGAATAGATGCAAAAATTCCTGAACCCACTGTTGGGTTAGCATTGTTAAGTAGTAATAGTATTTATCGAGATGTAATACAAGGAATATTCAGAATGAGAAAATTGGGAAGTGGACATAGTATTATTTTTGTATTAACCAGCAAAATAGAGAATTGTATTAAAAACCATAAAGAACTTAAAGTATGTAGAAAGGATATAACAACCAATCATCTATTAAAATGGTTAAAAGAAAATGAGAATGATGATCTTAAAAATAAACAATTATCAATGAATTTACAAAATATGAGAGCATTACTTAAGCGACTCTGTGTTAACTATAATAAATCTGTAAGAGAAACTATACCATTACATATGAAAAGTTTAATATCTGATTTTGACATTAACATACCATATGATCAAACAGACAAGGAAGAATATTCTCGAAATAATGCTTCAATACTTATTAGAAAGGCAAAAGATATTTTTTTAGTTAGGAACAATTTCTTCTATCCATTACAGCATGAAATTATCAATGAAAGAAATTTTGGATTAGATCTTATTAATGGTTCTATTTCTAATAATATATTAGAAATGAACTCAGTTAAAATAATGCTTGATACGTTTAACAAACAAAATATATATAAAAAATATATAGAATTAATCAATCCTATTGCCAAAATTCCAAAAGATCAAATGCAAACAGTTAGAAAGCAACAATTAATAATATCACAATCTGAATCTAAAGATGTCAATAAAAATATTATACTAGGTATAAATAAAATTATGAAAGATAAGAGTTTTATTGAAATTACTTTTGAAAAATTAACAGATTATTTAACAAACATGTCTGGTTATTATTTATTATCTGATAGAATATATTTATCAAAAAATCTCAATTTACCAACAGTTCCATTAAAATATCCATTTATGTTTGTCAGTAATGCTAAGAATATATTTGTTATTCCATTCGGAGAAGGTATCAAATTATTAGACTCTATTAACAGAAAAGATTTTGTTAATTTAAATCCAATTCCAAAATTTGGAATTTTCGATATATTGGGAATATCATATTATATAAAAGGTATTTCAGAAACACAAATATCAACTATATCAACAATAATTAGATTTATTATGATGTGTATTAGCTCATCTGAATATATTTCGATTACTGAAATGATCAATGTATTATATTCAAAAAATAATACAATTGAAATATTCAAAAAAATTATTGATAAATCATCTGAAAAAAATGAAGTAATGATTAAATTTAATAACTATCTTAAATCATACACAGAAACTTTAGCACCATATATTAAAAAATTTAATACATCATTTGAATCACATGATACATGTAGTTTAGCTATCACATATATCACTAAAGATATTGTTAACCCAGAAGATAAACAAACAATAGTCAATTTACTAAGACTATTGTCAGGAAACGCCGAAATGTGCACCAAATTAGAAGCTTTATCTGATCAATCATTAGATTGACATCAATTTGATCTGTGTAATAATATTAATATTATTAATTGATAATATATTCGTATAATCATATTTAATATGATCCAATTTATCAATTAAATTTTGTCTATCATTAAAGATCTGTAATAGTTCAGATGTTTTTAATTTTTTGATATAATCATATACAATATCTACTGTCACAGATCTCTTCTCTCTATTGTCAAAATCAGAAGTATTAAATTGCATGTCAAAATATTTCTGATCAACATATATTTTATGTAAATCAAATAATATTTTTTTATGACTGTGTTCTAGACAATCATATAAAACACTATTTTGTTTTTTTCTAGTCAGGTGATAAATATTTAATATTTCTTTGGCTAAAATTTTTATCGAAGTATTAATTCTCTTGATAACATCATTCGGATATTTGTGTATGAAACATAATATATTATTCAACTGATCATTCTGATATAATTCTAAATAATTAACATATTGATTTTTATGTGTTGGCATAATTCTCAAAATATAATTGTATATGTCAGTGTGTAAAATACAACAAATATAATAATCATTAACTCTAATTCTAACATTATATCCTCCATATGATAACCTCTTCTGAACAATATTTTCATTGTTTAACATGTCTAATGAAACTAATAATTCATCCAAACATGAACAATAATATTTTTTTTCATAACTAATATTTTTGATAACAACATTATCGACTAATTTTAAACCTTTACATACCCAAGACAAAACAATATCTGAATTAACATTTGATGATCCAATTTTTCTAAAACTGTGATGTTTTAATGAAAAATGATAGTTTAATTCTTTGTCTAATTCTTCTAAATTAAGTTTAGAGATCTCACAAAACAATTTATCATTGGCAACAATATCGAGTTTATTTTCATAACATGTATACCAAACATTATTATGATAAAATAAACAGACATGTTTCGAATCCAAAGAAAAAGGTGTTATTTCGATTTGATCCCAATTATGTTCTTTAATAAGATCTATTGGATCCTGATTATCAAATTCAGAATACAAACAGATTAGAGGTTTTAATTGTTGATCAAGTATGAAATTATGACATAGTATCAAATCATTGCACATCGAAGACTCAATATTCTCATCAATTCTCAAAAGAATATTCTCAATTAAGTGTTCATAATAATTATCCATATTATTATCAATTAGAATAATTTCCAAGTAAAATCGCAAAATAAAATTTCTCTTCAATTATATTATATAATTGATTTTATGTATATTAATAAGATTGATGATTTAATAAATGGTATTATTGATAATTTTTTTGTGAATGTTATTCTTAAAAACAAAGATATAACTAAAATTATTAAAGAACAGAATTTTGTAAAATTTCAAAAAGAAATCAATCAAATATTGATCAAATTTAATGAAACTATGAATTTAGATGAAGTCAGACAAATTGTTAAAAGTAGTGATGCCGTAAATACTATTGCTATTACAATTAGAAGATATATTGGTTTTTATTTATTTTTAACCATAGGATTTTTTTATGGAGGTAAAGAAGATACTTTTATTAATAATGTAGTTGAATTTACAAAAAATCAATCAGAATTCGGTTACAAAATAGATAATTTCTTTAATTCTGATAGTAATTCACTAATAATTAAATTCAATAATATGATTCATAATATTATAATTCTATTAGGTTCAGATCAAGCCAAAATAGATGTTCTGAAAAGTAGACCTGATTTTAGAGAAGTTATCGTATTCTTAAATGAGTTAGGGTCAAGTTATATTGAAAGTAAATTTATTCTCAAAAATATCGAAAATAAAAGCACACAAGCTCATAATATGATCAAAACTATTATCATTTTGTTTTTGTATAAAAATATTGAACGAAAAGATTTCTTCCGATTGTTAGAAATGACAGAAAGTTTGGAAGGAGAATATATGTTTATTGATGTTGTTGTTCCAAAAAGAAAATATATTGATTTTAACACTATTGAAAAATTACTTGGTTCAAGTGAATCGTATAAAAACTTGGCATATTATTTTTGGCACTTCTTATCTGAACATGAAGAAAAATTACAAGAACCGCAATTATCAGCAGAAGAAAAGATTATTTTATTAATCGAATCTAAAATCATCTATCCAATTTGTGATGATTTCTTATTATTTCATAAAGACTCAGAAAAATATGATAGACAAGAACATCAGCAAACAAAAAGAAAAGAAGACACTAAAATTCGATATATCATTAACAAAATAGATTCAGTCTCGGAATATTATTCTGAACAAATTAAAAAAGATGATAAATTACGAGCTAATATTAAAAAAAAATTCTATATTCCACTATCACATCGTAAAGCTATACTCATCAATCATACAGAAGATGTCAATATTATTAACAAATTCTTAAATCAGGGCAAAAGAAGTTCTGAAAATAATGAATATTTCAATGATTTGCTAACTTACAAAATTTATCCATATATTAATTTTAAAGAATTCGAAAAAGTTGGATTTAATATTACGATGAATCATACTGTTGATGCGATTAGATCGGTATCATTCAATAAAGAAGGCGATTTTAAACAACTAAATAAAAATCATTATTTACAAACACGAGTCTGTTCCGAAGATTTATCAATGAATGTTGTTGGATTTATGGTTCCAAGCAATCTCAGATCATTACAATGTCTACGAATCAAAGATATTCAAAATATTGGCAAAGATAGTGAAGAAAGTGATAAAGAAAAAAAGGATCATTATAATGATTTCTTAAATTTCCTTACTGAACATAAATTAAGTATCAAAAAACATAAATCATCTGTTTATTGGTTATTTGATATTGAGAGTTCTTCTGAAACTCAATTAACCAAACATTCGATGTCTGATCAAATCAAACAAATTATCGCCAAATTATATGATGATATCATTAATGAATTATATTATATCATTTTAGATAAATTAGAAAAAGATAAAAATCTTACTTTACAAAAGGCTACTAAAATAGTAGAAACCTATCAAAACAAAATACTCAATATACAAAATCAAGAAATCAAAACTACATTAGAACAAAAAGTATATTCACTCATTAAGAAAATAACTCCTGAATATGATAAAAATGATGATACTTTATTCGGATTATCTGATGATGCTATTAAATTAACTGAATATCCAACACCTAAGAAAGCTAATTTTGCAAAAGTTGTTGTTGATATATCAGGCGTCAATGAATACGGTGTATCAATAGAGAAAGATGAAACAGTGAATGGAATATGCCAACATAATATTTCATGGGATAGAATTGCTTCTATTAAGAAAACGGATGTTAAAACATACACCGAAGAATTATATAATTTTATTCAACAATATGTAACTGAAAATGTCGAACAAGAATTTATTTGTAAGAGTTGTGGATTCCAATTAAATATTAGAAAATATGTTCAAGACGGAGTGTATGATGACGAAACTCAAAGATTCATTACATTTAGTATGCCTATGGAAGTATCATTAGAAGATATCCCCGAATATGAAAAATTTAGAGTCACTATTAGAAACATTGATAAATTAGTTGAGAAGATATCTATTATTAGTGGTATCCCTCATTTAGCTAAATCATCTTTGAATGTGAGATGGAAAAGAAAAAATATTATTAAAAATACAATTGATTTATTGTTAGTTAACAATCGTATTATTGGAAAAAATCCTAAAGAAAGAAATGATCGAGCCATAAAATTATATGGTATTGATAGAGATTTTTCCGATTTTTTCGTATTCGAATTAGATAATTCTATTTTCGTATTTTCAAGCAAAGATAAAGATCAATATAAACCGATCAAACAAAACAATATTTTAACATATATCATTTTTATGATGATTTTAGATATTAGTGATAATCAAGTTGGAACACTTGGCAATGAGAAAAAAGAACTATGTAATATTCAAGTTTTCGATAAAATTTATCAGACACTATTTGGTGATCTAAAAATAATTATCAATAACAAAGGTCATACTGAAAATATCACCAATTACAAGATTTTATGTTATATTATTTATATCATTGGATGTTCACTTATTAAATACAATATGTGGTTCTTCAATTATGGTCAAGATTCGAGGAAGAAGAAAGATATTCCAAAAGTTCAAAAGAGATTTGTTAATACTATTGTTGACACTATTAACAGTATTTTGGAGAATTCAGTTGGTTCAAAACAACAACTATTCGAGATGATAAGTATTCGAACTTTCAAGAAAATTAATTCGGTGTTCAAAAATAATGAACTCTATGATTCATTACTCGCTGAAGGAAAATCATCCAATGTTGATACCAAAAAAGGATCTATTATTGCAAAAGAAAAAGTTGTTAGTTTAAGTGGAAAATATACTCCTATGGAATATGATATCCCGATACGATTTGTATGTCGTCCTGGAAAACAATGTATGTATCGAAAACCAAAACCAACAATACAAATAGCACAAATTAATAATATTACCAATTGTGAATCTGGTGAATTTCATGAATGGAAATCCAAAGATGGTGTTTTAGTTTGTGAAAAATGTGGTCTCAATATTAATGACGCTAAAACCGATGAAAAACATACTGAAAAAATAAATGAATCATATAATCTCGTCGAATTGGCTGATGTAATGAAAAAAATATGTTCGGTTGATATGTTGACTCATCAATTCATTACAAAAGAAAATGATGTTATTTGTTCTAAATGTAATAAGTCAAATAATTATAAATATTCAGAAGATGAAATAACTGAATTCAATAAGAAATTAGAAAAGTTCAAAGAATCATTAGAACAACAACTAGTAGATAAAATAGAAGCTATTGATAATACTTTCAAAAAAGAAAAAACATATGTTGATGAAGTTGTTGAGAGTGTTTCTAAGACATATAAAGAATTAGGTTTTGATGCTTCAATCAATTCACTTATGGATGAACTACAAACAGTTATTGGAAATGAAGCAAGTGTTGATACTTATTTGAAGGAAAACTCATATATTATCGATCACGATTACACTGGATATAAATTACCAAAAAGTATTGTTATTACAGATAACAGTAATAAAATCTTTTACAAACAAAACCATCCATTTTTCAAGACAGATGTTATTTATTATTCAAGTTATAAGAATGGAAAGGTCGATATCTTTTACGATGCTACTACAAAGTTATTACTAGGTTATAAAGAAGAAAGCAAAAACTATGTTGTTGATACTAAAAAAGAATATAGACTACTTGTTAATTACTCAATTTTCAATAAATTAAAAATGCTTGGATACACTTCACATTTCAGAGATATTACTGATGATTATCTCAAGTTAATATCTGGAAGGGAAAATATTGAAGCTATTGACAAAGACAATATATCCAAATTGATTATCGAGGATATTATTAGCGAACGAATTTTAAATTTAAAGAAGATCATTTATAATTTTCAAAGATGTTTATATCGAATTTTAAATGATTACAATGAACCTATTGTTCAAGAAGAAACCGAATATTTTGCTAATAAATTTAATGTTATCGTTAATAAACACAGAATAAAATTAGGTGAAATCAATATTGGTGGAAAACATGCTGTCTTTAAACATTATAAAGGTGTAATGCGAGGAATCCAACCAGAAAAATTAACTTCTGTTAAATTTAATCTAGACGAACAAAAGATTGTTAATAGTGATGATATTAATAAGATTGATAACAATGGAAATATGATAGTTTCATTTATGGTTCAAGAATTTGGCAAATTACTAAAACATAATCAAAATAAGTTTACAAAATTATCAATAGCACACTTTTTAATAGATTTTATTAATACTGCATTCGATTTTTTTAATCAAGAGAAAGATTTTAGTAATTTGGATATCAAGAGATTCTCATATATATTGACAAGTGCAACATATATTAAAGAAATAACAGATAGAACTAAAGAAACTATTATGGAAGGTATTTATGAAGAATATCATGATGCCGAAGATGATAAACAAATAACTCCAGAAGATAAAGATCAACAGATTGACCAAGAAGAAGAGGAAGAAGCATATGATCTTGAAGACGCTGAGACTGCTGAAGAGACTATGTATGATGAGGATGTTCAGATTGATTAATTTATTTAGTGAGAATTATAAATTTTCACTAAATATATTTTTATAATATTGACAATGAAGTAGTCAAATATTTTTCATCATTTGTAATGGGAGCATTCGGGCAAAAGCCTATGTCCCATGTTACGTCTGTCTTTCTATACAGCATTAATTGATCGTTTTAAATGGTTTAATCTTCCTAAACCTCTTAAAATAGACATTCCACATCTGAAAATAT